TCTGGATTTCCTTTGCTAGGGCCGGAGACACGGGCCCAACTGGCCCTCAGGGCGTCAAGGGTGATACCGGAGACACAGGCCCAACTGGCCCCCAGGGCGTCAAGGGTGATACCGGAGACACGGGCCCAACTGGCCCTCAGGGCGTCAAGGGTGATACCGGAGACACGGGCCCAACTGGCCCTCAGGGCGTCAAGGGTGATACCGGAGACACAGGCCCAACTGGCCCTCAGGGCGTCAAGGGTGATACCGGAGACACAGGCCCAACTGGGGCAACTGGACCAGGGCTTACATCTGGAGGATCCACCGGGCAGGTTGCCACAAAATTGAGTAACACCGACTACGATGTAGGATGGTCCGGACCCGTTGTCGGAAGTCCAGACGTGTCCGATTTGCTGGTCCTAACCCAGTCAGCTTACGATGCCCTTGTTACCCCGGACGCGTCGACGCTTTATGTGATAGTAGGAGCTTAATTGTGGGAACCATAGCGGACATAAGTGATTACATAAACAGGGCAACTGGCGGAGCCAGTGGCACACCTGAAGTCCTTCACTTCTCTAAGACTGACCGTATAAATGGGGCTGGCGTTACTGGGGGAGCGGGGCGGTGGATCTCCCTCAACATGATGGATGGATGTCCGTCTGGAACTGGCGGGACAGCCCTCGGTGCCGCCTCTGTGCCAACTAACGTAAGTGATGGAACCTTGAGGCATGCGAACGCCTCAGGGGGGAGAACGAAGTGGTTGACAGGCGTCACGGCTAGCTGCATTACGCCTGGAACGCTTTTGATTTACGATCGCCTGGGTGAGCAAGGGGGACTGAGCGGAGCCCTGGCGACCACACAAACCACCAATCTGCCCACCAGTCCCCTCACTAGGAGCACTTCGGGGCTGGGGGTCCAGATTTTCCTTGAGATCCACACGACCATAGGTGCATCTGGGGCTAACGTAACAGTTGATTACAAGAATGAAGATGGCGTTTCGAAAACATCGCCAGTTGTCGCCCTTGGAGCTGGAACCCAGAGGGAACAGGGTCGCCTGATCCCAGTGGCCTTGAGCGCAGGAGACCTCGGGGTTACCTCTGTTGAAGCAGTGAAGCTTTCCATTTCAACCGGGACAGCCGGTAGTTTTGGTGTCGTCTTAGCTAAGCCCCTTCTCTACCTACCACTACAGATAGCTGGAGTTGGGGAAAATCGCAATCTCCTGTCAGGGTTTGGCCCTATCGAAATTCCTGAAAACGCAGCCCTTTCTATGGCCTTTTTTGGTAGCTCCTCTACGATTCCAGCGCCAGTTGGGACCCTGTCCTTCGTGGAGGCCTGATGGCTCTTGCTGGACTGACAGAGTATAAGCAACTTGTGAGTTTCGATGGGTCCGGAATCTATCAGGACTTGAAAGTTCATGCGACTTCGACAACCGTAAACAAGTCGAAGTCTTCCCACGCTCTAAGTAATGGAAAAACCCAAGGGGCCACCCCGATAGGGCCTTTGGCGTGCACGAACACAACAGCAGGGGCCCTCTACGGGTCCCCTGCCGTGGACTCTATTCTGGTGGGAGTTAACCTCAGCACGAACCTAAACGGAGGGATGGCCCTTCTTGTCGACAGGTTATGCCACCAGGGGCAGCTCAGTGCCGCCACCACCACTCCTCAAACCTTGAATCTCCCCACGGCCACATTGACTAGATACACTTCAGGGGAGGGCGTCAGGGCCGCACTAGAGATTTATGCCACGCTTGGGACCCTTCGGTCGACCTTTACTGTTTCCTACACAAACCAGGATGGCGTTAGCTCGACCTCTCCGGTGATGGCTTACGGTGGGTTGGGGGCCACCGGGGATAGAGAAGTTGGACACATGGCCGAAATCCCCCTGAATGTTGGTGATACGGGGTTCAGGTCCGTTGAGTCTGTAACCTTGGCGACCTCCACCGGCACCGCAGGCAACTTTGGGGTCACCCTCTTCAAGCCTCTTCTGGCCCTGCCTCTAGGTAATCAGTCACAACCCAGAATGTTTGATATCTTGAACTCCGACCTTCCAGTTGTGATACCTGCTGAAAGCTGCCTTGAGTGGATCATCTATCCGGGCAGCTCCACGGGATCTCCCTTCTTTGCTTCAACCTTTTACATGCGTGAGGCCTGAAATGCCTTCTGATGAATTTGACATTATGTGGAGTCCCGCTGGGGCGGAGCTTGGAGCCGTGCCCTTGGAGGCACTTGAGGTGTTGAAGCAGATCTTCTTTGGTTCAAGCCAGGTTGCTGCCCTTTTCTTTGGTTCGAACCCCGCCACTAAAGCCTATCTTGGTGATATCCTAGTTTGGACTAGTTGAGGTGACAGCGTGGGCACTGTAGTTATAGTTGACGGCATTCAAGGACCTCCCGGCCCCAAGGGCGACCCAGGCGACCCTGGTGACGGGAAGCTCTCCTATTTCCACACCCAAGCCTCCGTAGCCTCCGTGTGGACCATAACCCACAACATGGATTACAAGCCGAATGTCACGGCCTTCAATTCAGCCAATGAGGTTGTGGTCGGAGAGATTCTGCATAGTTCGGTGAACTCCTTGACTATCACATTCTCATCTGCTTTCAGTGGATATGCTGTTTTGTCCTAGGGCTGAGAGGTAGAATTGACCCATGGCACGCCAATACCTCACAGGCATTGACCTAAACAAGAACGAGATTCTGAATGCCAGAGTTCAGAACCTTGCCTCTGCCCCTAGCAGCCCTGCTACTGGTCAGATCTACTACGATACATCCACTAGCAAGCTCTACTTTTGGGACGGGACATCATGGGTCGCTGCTTCGGGCAGTTCTGGGTTCACCCAGGAGCAAATCGAAGACTTCATAGCAACAATGCTGACGGCCGGTACACAAACCGGCATCACCTTAACGTACAACGACGGAGTTCCTTCCGTTGACTTTGTTGTGGGGGCCTTGCATACCCTCCCAGCCCCCACTGGAAGCCTGAACCTCAACTCTCAGAAGATCACAAACCTCGCCACCCCTACAGCTTCCACCGACGGAGCCACCAAGGGGTATGTGGATTCAGCCATAAATGGCACGTCTTGGAAGAACGCTGCCAGGGTAGCCACGACCGCAGCAGGGACTTTGGCTTCAAGTTTCGAGAATGGGGATTCCGTTGACGGTGTGACCCTAGCTACGGGCGACCGTATCCTCATCAAGAACCAGGGTACAGCCTCCGAGAACGGTCTTTATGTTGTCAACGCTTCCGGGGCACCCACTAGAGCTTCCGATGCTGACACGGCAGCCGAACTACCCAACATGGCTGTTTTCATCGAGGAGGGTACGGTCAATGCTGATACAGCTTGGGTGTTGACCACTAACGCCCCGATTACCGTTGGTTCGACCTCCTTGACTTACGCTCAGTTCGCTGGGGCTGGGTCCTATGTTGCTGGCAACGGCCTTGATCTCACTGGAAACACCTTCAGTGTCAACGTCGACAACTCGACCATCGAGATCAACGCTGATGCCTTGAGAGTCAAGGACGGGGGAATTTCCGATGCCAAGCTCGCCTCGACGTTCACTAAGAAGTACGCAACCAATGTTGGGGACGGCACCTCTACTACCATCACCGTGACTCACGGGCTTGGCTCAAGGGACGTTACCGTGTCCGTTCACGATAACTCTTCTCCCTACGCTGAAGTGTATCCTGAAATTCAGAAGACGAGCACTACCCAGGTGTCCCTTGTCTTCGCTACCGCCCCGGCTAGCAGTAAATACAGGTGTGTCGTGGTTGGCTGATAGAATGTAGCCATGGCGCGTAAAAATCTAGTTGAACTGGATATGGGGAGCCAGAAGGTCTCCAATGTCCTCAACCCTACAGCTGATCAGGATGCCGCCACGAAGAAGTACGTGGACGAGGTGGGGAAACCTATCCAACTCTACAATGGTCGCCCTTACAGGATGATCAACAGCACAACTAGCTCTTATGTCTCCAGGTATGCTAAGCCAGCCGGTGTTCAAGTTGCCATTACTAAGCTGATAGTCAGCAACACCACCATAACCACCAGCTACAATTTCTATTCAGCCATAGTTGAGTCACCTAATACCTTTAGGGCAACCATAGGTAGCGAACTTCTCATACCAGCACGATCTCGACTTGTAGTGGACTGCTTTGTGCCACTGAATGACAATGAGTACATTGCTTGCGGTCAGGTAGAGTCTGCATCCTCAGCCCTAACGACCTACATTGATGTCGAGTTTCAGGGGGTTGTGTTCTCATGAGGTCCTTAGTTAGGGGGTACGCGGAGCTTTCCGGACCCTCCAGTTCCGACCTACTTACTGTCCCATCTGGACACACGTACCACGTAAAGTCCCTAGTTCTAGGCAACTCCACGACCTCCACCACGCACCTGAATGCCTCCGTCTATATTACCGACACCTACACGTTCGCAATCCATCAAGGCATAGTGGTCCCACCGAAAGAACTAGTCCTCGTGGAACTGGACCTCACCCTGCAAGCAGGCAACAAATTGAGAGTGTCGAACAACACACAAACGAACTACCTTAGAGCGGTGGTGGGGGCATATGACTTTTCATAGCTTGAAGCCAAAGACAGAGTATCTGCCAGACACGTACTGGCACGAAGTTGGGGGTTCTGGAGAACCAGCCTTTATCGGCTCATGGACCAACTACGGGGGCGGGTTCGATACGGCTGCTTTCAGGATGACGGCCGACGGGTGGGTCTACATGAAAGGACTTGTTAAGAGCGGGAGCGGCACCCTTTTCACGCTCCCAGAGGGGTACAGGCCAGCCCTGGATGTGTACCTTCCTCAGATCAACGCCAACGCTCCAGGGTATGTCAACATCAACCCGAACGGAAACGTCACTATTGGAATCCCTACTGGCTCTAGCTCCTTTTGTTCGATGAACGTAAGGTTTCCTGTTGTTCCTTTGGGGGAATACGAGGGCAGGTATTCAGTTCTGCACGGAATGGGACTCAGGCCAGGCTACACAGAGTTCCCTTTTGGGACCTTCAAGAGAGACAACGGGTTTGTTGAAGTTTTAGGCACAGCGAGCGCCTCCGTCGGTGGTGTCTCGAAGATCTGGGTTCCTCCAGAGTTTATGTGTTCCTCCATGAATGTTGTCACGGACTCTAGTGCTGACGCTAAGAGATTTGACGTGAGGCCCTCTGAGGCCGGGTATAATTACACTACTACAACTAGTTGGTCAATCATTCAGGGAGAGTACGGAACTCTGAGCACCGAGGACCAATGGGTAACAGCCACCCTTGAGAACTCTTGGGCTGGGGGAAGCACTGGTGCCACCGACAGGTGGCCACCAGCTCAGTATAGGAAGGACAAGTACGGGATAGTCCACCTTCGTGGACTTGTCTTATCTGGATCTTCAGCTGCCGCAAACATCTTCACTCTCCCGTCCGGATATAGGCCAGCTGCGACTCTTTTGTTCCCAAGGCCAACCACTTCAGGCACTGGGGTTTGCAGGGTTGACGTAACATCAACTGGCGGTGTGGCAGCCACTAATAACGGGTCGACAACTTGGAATTCGTTGGATGGAATAGCCTTCTACCCCGGCTAAGGGACGCGACTCGGTGCTACCATTTAGGCATGGCCCTTATAACATCTGATGACATTGCCCTCCTGCTAGGGGTTACTTATAGCGGAGATGACGAGGACAGGGTCAATCTCTGGATAGATCTGGCTATTGGTGAACTCGAAGCCTGGTTGGGTAGGCCTATCCAGGTAGAATCCTTTACTGAAGTTGTGATAGCTGACGCTGACGGGCGCGTTTTCCTGTCCAACACCCCCGTTGTATCCATTTCTTCCGTTGAGGTGGACGGCACGACCCTCGATCCCGACTCGTATACGGTCACTCCGTGGGGGCTAGAGGGTATGTGGCCCCGCAATCAGTATGGGGTTATCGACTACGGATTGGATGACTATGACGACTTTGACGACCCAGAGATAACTGTCGAGTATACAGCTGGGCTAGATGAACCCAACGGGGTGAATTCTGTCATAGCTTTCGGTGTTATGAGGCTTTGGGGTGAAGCCGAGGCACGAGCAGCCACTCAGGCAAACGAAGTGACAGGCATTAAGGAGATGAGGGTTGAGGATTATTCCCTCAAGTTCTACGATGGCGACACCTTTCAGTCTTCGTCCTATGGGTCTGGAGCGAACCCCTTGACGGTTTTCAGATCAGATAAGGATTTCAACTCGATCAAGAGGTACAAGAAGAGGGTTTCAGCGTGACGGACCTATTCTTCAAGGCTCAGGAGCAGGAAACGTACAGCGAGAGCGATGTTCTTTTAAGGTTTTTGAACAGCGTAGACCCAGGCCAGCTAAGTAGCGATATTCTTGACTCTATGGGGTGGGGCGATGGGGACCCGATTTCTCTGACGATCAAGAGGCTCAAGGAGTTGGCTGAGCTATGGTGACCATGCCGCGGACCCCTGGGATTCTGTTCATTGGATCCAAGATGGTTGATACTTGTGTGGTTAAGCGCGACACGAGGGGCATCCAGGACGATATCTTGGATGAAACTACAGGAATGCTAGTTAGGCCAGCTGATGACTATGACACCACTGTCTATTCCGGCAAGTGCTTGATCTCTTCGGTTAAAACGGGAGACAAGGAACTTAGGGTTGCTGACGCCCAAAAGGACCTGAACTACTATCAATGCATTTTGCCTGTCGATTCAGATACGGGCAAGATTCGAGAAGGTGACGTTTTGACTGTTCTTACATCACCTTACAGCGAGGGTTTAGTTGGCAGAGCCTTCCGTGTGACTAGGATGGATACCACCACGCATTCCGTGTATCGAAACCTACTCTTGGAGTTTGTGAGCGACTCCATAGGAACCCACAATCCGGCAGTCTGATGAAAATCACAGTCACAAACGATGCTCACTTGATGGCAGCGGAGTTCAACAGGCTTCAGGTTGAAGTACCGTCGCGGGTTGCTGTAGTCACTTACAGGGGGGCCGTCCTACTCAAATCAATGATCCAAGCTAACGCTCCGGTCAGAACCGGGCGCTATAAGGCCAGCATTCGCATCGAGAAGGACTGGGTGGGGAGCTTCTACTTCCAAGCGGAAATAGGCAGTGATCTAGACTATGGGAGGATGCTTGAATTCGGTGGCGTGCAGACGCTTCCGAACGGAAAGAAGGTGAGGCGATCCCCTCGACCCCACTTCCGCCCAGCCATCAACGAGTTTGAACCAGCCTTCGTGGCCAGCCTCAGGAACGTACTAACTTGACAGAATCAGTAGTGCAACGGAGACTCTTCCTGAAGGGACTTAAATCCCTTCTGGAAGTAGAGCTAGGGATACCAGTTGGGATCAGTCGCGCTCCAAGGGACGGGAATGGGGAATTTTTCGATCCTCCATACGCTTGCCTGCACCCTGTTTCTACGTTCAATTTCGAAGGCCCCCCACTTTGCAACCCTGAATCCAGCGCCACCTTTGAAATCCAGGTCGACTACCATGGACTAAGGGACGATCAGGCCGAGTTTCTTGGCGACAAAGGATTCAAGGTTCTAGTAGGTAAGGATGCCCACGGGACACTCTTGAATAAAGTCGAGTTCGAGGGCGGGGTCGTAGTCAACCAGTTTGCCATAGGTGGTACTGGAGGACTAGACAACGTGGGCCAAATCTGGACCAGGAGCGACTCCTTCGGGTTTGCTGTCACGTCAACGTAAGCCCCTGGGTGGGGTTTGGACCTTGGCTGAGATGTAAACTCTAGGAAGAAGTTCTTTCACGATCACAGGAGACCATACAACATGGCAAGGTACTTCCGAAGGGGAACCACCAAGATCTACTTCGTTTCCTCCATCAGCTCCGCTGCTTCACCGACTGTCGCTGAGCTTTCGGGTGCAACAGAGCTGACGTGCAGCATTGCGGAGATCAGTGGATTCGCCTTCCAGAACAACCCTATCGACGTTCCAGACATGTGTGCTGAGTTCGTCAAGAAGATTCCGGGCGAAGACACAGCAGACGACTCGGAGATGACGTTCTACGAGGACAACACCTCCAACCCGCTGCTCACCACCCTAGCTAAGGGAGCAGAAGGCTTCGTGGTCTTCTTCCCATACGGGATCGGTGGAGTCGCCCCCGTGGCCGGCGACGACTGCGAGGTGTGGCCAGTTTCTGTCGCTAAGACCACCAGAGAGTGGAGCGCTGGTAACGACCCGGCTCGTTTCATGACGACCTTCACGATCACTAACGTTCCTGGTTTGGCTGCTGAAGTCAAGCCTTGAGCTTAGCCCGCTCCTCCGCCCCGAGGCTTCCTTAGGTTGGGAGTCTTCGGGGCGGAGCCGCGTTTACAGGGATTTGCGATAGCGTAGCTTGCCAGCATCATAGATGCGATGCAGCCCGTTAAGGTTAGCCAGTTCCCTCTCGGTGAGGCCCTCTTCAAACAGGAGATCGGGGTCTTCCTTGAATCTCTTGAGACGGTAGTTAAACTTGTGAACCCTCTGATCCCCGACGACATACTTGTAGTCTGGGTCCAGAGTAGCTTCTAGTTCGAATCCGTTAGCCTCGTAGAGGCCCCCATCTGATACACACAGGTCAGCAAAGGACGTTATGGAAGTAGCCTCTAGCTCTCGTTCTGCTGCCCTTAGAAGCTTACTGAACCCTCCGGGGATGGTCACGCTGGTGGCGTAGCGTGTCAGCAAGAAGTCTCCGGGCTTTGATGGGTTGCGAGCGAAGAGCATCACTGCAACGAGGGAGTCTCGGTGCTTCAGCCCCCAGGCGCGTCCAATAGACGGGGGGGCTCCCTGGATGTGGTTCTGTCGTAGAAACTCTGTGGCTTCCATTGGCTGTACCCCTACCACGGAGCACTTTCGTGCCCCCACGGAAGCTTTGGACAGCCCTAGCTTGTGGACCAACATAGACTCAACTTGGGGGCGTCGGTGGAGCCACTCGTCTTCCCAGATCTGAATGAGCCTCAAGTCGGCCTCCGTGCAGGCCTTCAACTTCTCAGCATGGTAGGTCTTCCCTACGAACCTCTCTGAATGCCAGTAGATTCCGTTGAACTCGATAGCGATGCCTTTAGATGGGACCAGGATGTCTAGTTCCATGGGTCCAATAGCTGTCCTGTCGTTTACTACTGTTTCAACAAGAGAGGAAACGTATTCTGCCAGCTCCTGTTCGCGAACGGAACTCCCCCCACCGATCGGGGTGGTGATAGCGGCCTCTAGATTCCAACCGTATTCATGGACCCTGGAAGCCAAAGTAGTGAGAGAGACGACACATCTGGAGTCCTCTGCCCAGCCCGCCAGGGTTCTTTTTTCCCCAAAAGCCTCAAAGGACCCCCTTCGTCGCCCTAGCTCCTTCGTGAGCGCCTCCTCGAAAGGTAGACCATTGTAGATTCGAAGGGACAGGGTTTTCAGGCTTGGGATGCAGCGCGGGTCAGCAGACCACTCCCTGAGGGTCTTTGTCTCTCCGAATGCTTCGAACCGTGCTTCGACTTCCAGTGGGGCTGTTATGGCCCTCTCGAAGTCCCAGTGCCTGCCGAGCCTGTCTCTAACGACGGACTCCTTGACTATGGACCGAGGGTCCTTGATCCACTCTTTCAACGTCTTAGTTTCTCCGAAGGCCTCAAATTCAAGGAGTTGTTTTTTAGCCTCCGTAAGAGCCTCCTCAGCATCCCATCCACGGGACAGCCTCCCCCTAAGCGTGTCGGCATCCACGTTGCTCCGTTGATCCTTCGCCCACTCAGCTACAGTTTTGAATTCTCCAAAGATTGAAACGGTTTCAGCGGTGGGGATAGTGAGTGCCTCCTGGAATTCCCAGCCCTTCCTTAATCGAGAATAGAGGACGTCCCTAGAAACCGCACACCTGCTGTCCTTGATCCATTCGGAAAGAGGTTTGACCTCCCCTAAAGCCTCGAAGGTTTTTGCCTGTCTGGGTCGAGTCGTGAGTGCCTCTTCCGAATCCCAACCTTCTTGAAGGCGTCGATACAGCACGGCTTCACTTACAGCACAACGTGAGTCCCGAGCCCATTCGTAGGCCGTTCGTTCTTCCCCGAAGGCTGTCAGGAGAATAGGATTAGAGCCCTGAAGGGACTCCTCTACGGTTTTCCCGGAGCGAACCCTCCGTCTTAGGGTCTCAAGATGCACCTGGCATCGTGGATCTGAGGCCCATTCCTTGAGCGTCTTCCGCTCCCCAAAGGCTTCAAATGTCGAAGGGGTAGGCATAGCAGCCTTCAGTCTAGCTGACCCAGCTTCGCTCCTCGGGGGGTAGTGCTATACTCCTACCTAAGACAAACTCAACAAAAGGACAAGTGGAATGGCAAAGAAGAGCTTTGCTGATATCAAGAAGCGCAAGAAGCCTGTCGTCAAGAAGGTTGAGATAGCCCTGGATGGCGACAGGGCTGACGAGTTCAATGAAGCTCGCTCATCCTTGGAGCGGGTAACGGAAGCCCTGAAGGACTCCCCCGGCAGCAGGGCTCTGAAGGCTGAGAAGCTTGAACTTGAAGCCCAGGTAGAGAAGCTTAGGGCAGAGATCGAGGACGATGTAGTGGTCTTCGCTTTCAGGTCCGTTGGAAGGTTGAAGTATGAGGAGCTTCTTGAGGAATGCAAGCCTACCCAGAAGCAGAAGGACGATGCCCTGACTCAGGGTCTAGCTGAGCCAGCGTGGAACGACGACACCTTCCCTCCCGCCCTGATGGCAGCTTCCATTGTCGAGCCTGAGGACATGACCGCTGAGGACATCTATGACATTTGGGATTCCGAGGACTGGAACCAAGCTGAGCTTGCCTCCCTTTTCCTGGCAGCCATTCAAGCGAACGCTGAGCGTAAGGTCCTCGACCTGGGAAAAGGATTTGGGTAGATGATCAACTTCGGGAGGAGCTAGCTTTTTGCACTCCGCTCGGAATACCTCACAGTGAGTTCCTTTCTTGGGATCCAGACGACCAGGATAAGGCCCTGGCCTACACCAGAGCCAAGGCTGAAGTTTGCGAAATGTGCGGGTCCAGAGAAGTCGACTGGATAGACCCCGAAACGGGGAGGCTGATGGACCATCCACCATACACGCCAGTTGGCATCAAGTGCCACGGATGTGCTGAAATCGAGTCCTATCGCACTTCCACCTTCGGAGAAGACGGCATTCCCCCCGGAGTTCGGGTCATCTTGTTCCCTGATAGCTTGGTTGACCAGGATGGTAAAATCCTCAAGAGGTAACTTGAACTCAACCAACGGGAAGCCCTATGGCCGTTAGAAATATCTCGGTCGTCATCTCGGCTAATACGAGCCAGTATATCGCTGGGTTGAAGCGCGCTCAATCTGCTACCAAGCAGTTCAACCAGACGGTCCAATCCACGGCTCCAGGGGCACGCCAGGCAGCTCAAGCTCAGGATCAGTACGCTGGGTCTATTCGCAACGTAGAACGAGGCATGAGTGCTGCTTTGAACGCCAAGCAGCGATACACGGGAGCCCTGAGGATTGGGGAGAGAGCCACGGCAGCCATGTCTGGCCAGACTTCCCTCTTAGGCAAGGGCATGGCTACCATCAAAGCTGTTTCGATGGAAGCAGTGGGGGCCTTGATTGGATTCTCAGCTATTCACGCTGTGATCACTTCGGTTACCAAGGCCTTCAAGTTCGCCACAGATGCTGTCGTCGGATTCGACAAGGCGATGGTTGAGTCCCTCGCTATCATACCTAAGGTTTCAGCTGCCACAGAAAAAGCTTTGGCGGATCAGGCGAGACTCATCTCAAGTCAGACAAAGTTCAGCCCCGCTGAAGTGGCAGAGGGTTACTACTTCCTCTTGTCCGCAGGTCTCGACACCTCGGAGAGCATCAAGAGTATCGGTACAGCAGCCGAGTTCGCCCAGGCTGGCGTTATGGACCTAGAGGAAGCTACTGAGATTCTTCTTGATACCCAGACAGCTCTAGGGTTGAGGTTCAGGGAGGACCCTGAGAAGTTTGCCCGTGAAATGAAGCACGTTGCTGACGTCATCACTAAGGCTGCTATTGACTCTAACGCCACGGTGGAACAGGTTTCCGAGTCCTTCACTAACAGGTTCGCTACGATGCTCAGCCTTTCAAAGCGTTCCGTTGAAGAAGGAGCGGCCATCATCGAGATGTATGCCGCCATCGGCATCAAGGGCAAGGTAGCTGGACAGCAGGCCTACATTGCCCTCAGGGATCTCCAGAGGGGAGCTACAGAAAATGCTGTAGCCATGAGAAAGTACGGGATTGAAGTTTATGACGCCCAGGGCAACGTCCGCAACCTCGTTGACATCCAGGAGCAGCTCAACAAGGCTTTCAAGGGAATGTCTGGAAGGCAGCAGCGTGAGGCCTTGAAGGAGATCGGGCTCCCGGACAGGTCCGTAGCGGCCCTTTTGCCCTGGATCGCCAGCTCCTCCAAGGACGTGAGAGCCTTCTATGATGGAGCGAAGAAGTCCTACGGGATGACTGAGAAGGTGGCGCAGAAGCAGATGGAGTCCATCGCCAACGCCATGAGTAAGGCTCAGAATGTTGTTTCAGGTTTCTTCACGACCTTTACCAAAATGGGGAAGTCCATTGCCGCTACCCTTATTGACACTATCGGCCCAGCCTTCTCATCCACAGTGAAGAACATCCAGGAATTCGTGAAAGAGTTTGCTATCCCGGCCTTGAAGCCCTTCGTTGGCTTTCTTGGTGGAGCCTTCTTGGTCACCCTTAAGGCCGTGGGCGCAGCCTTCGGTGCTATCACCTTCGCCTTGAAGGCCCTAGGCCCGTTGGCTGGACCCCTTATCGCTCTCATCACCGCCATGAAGCTTGGCAACATGGCCGTCAACGGCTTCGCCAAGGGATTTGGACTGGTGTCTAAGGAAGTCACCCACCTCAAGGCTGGTCTATCAGGACTAGGGAGCCAGAGAATCTCCCGGTCCATGCTAGAAGGTGCTGGCGGAATCATTGGGGACTTTGACCCCAAGAAGCTTGGTATCGGAGCGCAGACGGTAGCTGGTTACAAGAATGCCAGGGCGGCAGGACTGGGATTCACGAAGAGTACCGTTGCCGGTATGAAGGCTGCTGGAACATCCACTAGGCAATTCGTTTCCACCTTCAGTGGAGGCATGGGAGGCATGGCCTCTAGTGCCATGATGGCTATTACCGCCATTGCGGGGGTCGTCACGGCCTACAAGCAGTTCCAGAGCGAGGCCAAGTCCATGGGTCAACAGTGGGCTGAGCTTATTGATGAAAAGGTGGACAAGAGCACCATCAAGGGCCGCGAGGATGCCATCAAGGGATACCAGGATGCCATCAAGGCCGTCGAGGCCACACGAAAGTCTGCTACGAGTGCAAAGAACAAGAGCTTTTGGGAGAAGGCAAATCCTTTCTTTGACGTCTTCACAAATGACGCTGCCACTCAACAGAAGAAGGCTCTGGAGGAGTCGCAGGCAGCAGAGCGCAAGGCCATCAAGAACGCTCAAGAAAACTACAAGATTCTGGCCAAGGAAACGGGCCTTGGGGTTGCTGAGGTTCAGAAAATGGCGGAGTCCAAGGGCATGGACTTCTTCGAGAGCGTGAACAACCAGAAGTCCAAGGACGCCCGCAAGGACTTCAAGACAGACATGAAGGAAGTCGGAGAGGCTGCCCTTGGTGCTGGTTTCAGCATGGAAGAGGCAGCGGGCATGACCGAGGACGCCTCTAATGAGATGGTCGAATCCGCCAACAAGATCAACGATGCGTTCAAGGGGGCGCTCCAGGAGATCGTAGATCCAACTAAGATCGTGTCCAGCATCAATGCCGTCTTCGAAGCTGCGGCTTCAGGGTATGGCGCTAGCTTCTCCAGCGCCTTCGGTAAAGTTCAAGAGGAAGCTAAGGAAGCTGCGTCCAAGACTGCCGAGGCTGAAGTCAAGAGTTACAACGATAACCTTGAGAAGCGCATCAGCTCCTTGAAAGACACGAGAGACAAGATCAAGAAGGGTGCCTCTGATGCTACGATCGACGGCCTGGATGCCCAGATTGACTCTCTTGAGAAGGCAAAGAAGGCCAAGGAAGACTTCCTATCAGATGACAATGTAACTGCTTCCACGGGGGCTTTCCTCAAGCGTTTGACAGCTGAAGCAGACAATGCCAAGAAGTTCACTGATGGACTTTTGACCATACGTGAGCGGCTTGCCAAGAATGGTGTTGGGTCGGCTCTTTCTGACGAAATTATCACCCAGCTCGCCTCCTTGGGGGCTGAGGGACTCCCAATTATCGAGTCCTTTGTTTCAGCCAGCGAATCCCAGTTCCATAAGATGAGCGAGGCGCTTACGGAAAGCGTCAAGAAGATGAACCCTAACCTGTCGCCAACGTGGCAGGAGGTAAAGACACGCATTGCTGAAGCTAAGACTCAGGTTTCGGAGATCGGGGTCGCCCTCGTTGGACTGTCTGGAAATGCAGGAGTAGCGAACGCTGGTATCACGACCGACCAATTGAAGAAGTTTGCATCTCTTGGGCCAGAGTTTCAATCCATGCTCGTGACAATGTTCAGGGAGCTGAATGCTGGCGAGGTTGGTGGTCAGGAGATCGCAGACGGAATCAAGTCCATTTTGGACGCCAAGGACTTTGGTCAGGGCAAGATTCCAGAAGCTATCAATGAGGCCATGGTCCTGGCTCATGGCAATGCAGTTGGGGGTACGGCTGGCATTATGGAGGCTATCACTAGCGGAATCGCTGCCAAGGTCCCAGAAGTTAAGGCCCTTTTGGATTCTTTGGGTCTGGGTGACGTTGCTAACATTCTCGGGATAGCCACAGCCCCCCAGGGTGGCGCTGGCGGGGGAGGAGTGCCAGCCAAACCTCGAACTTCCAACCCGCGTTCAGGGTCGAAGTCTAGTACTCCTGGAGGAATGCAGCGATCCAATAAGTACAATAATGTACAGGGGTACACTGGGTTCGTAAAGAACGGGAAACCTGTTCTTCGGATTCCTGGCGTTTTCCAGTATGCCTACCACCCGCGTGGGCTCACTCTCGGGACCGAGTGGTACGACACTGAGCGCAGAATGTGGAGGGCTGCTGGCCTTTACGCTAACGGTGGCATAGAGCAGCACTCGGCTCAGATTAACAAGGGTGGAATCAGAGTTTGGAGCGAGCCAGAGACTGGAGGGGAAGCCTACATCCCACTGGCCTCCTCTAAGAGATCACGCTCGACTTCGATCCTCGCTGAGGTGGCTAACCAGTTTGGTTACTCTTTGACAAAGTTTGCCAATGGTGGCCTCTACGGGACCGCTGGGGCTAGCATGGTCGGGGGCGGGGCTTTCGGGACCTCCCACGCTCAGGCAGCCCAGACTGTGGTTGTTCCTGTCTCCACAACGAATCAGACTAACTTCAACGGACCGATCCAGGGTGTAAACATGGAGGACGCTTTGAGGTTCGCTGAGCGCAAGAAGCGTCAAAGGAGGCTGACGAGATGAGTGACTTCCAGTCAGAGGGCACCATCACGAGGTCTTGGCTTTCCTTGGCCGACTTGGCCGTAGCCCCTTCTTCAGGTTATTACATTCAGAGGGATGGCTTTGGGCCAGGTGAGGTGTCCTTCAGGAAGACCAGCGCCACCTCCCCATACGTTTCTGGGCAGACCTTGACGCACGCTGTGAAGGATCAGCAAACCCTAACCTTCAAGGTGAGGGTTGTCGGATCTTCTCAGGGGCAGTTGCTATCAAGAATGGAAGAGTTGGCAGCAGCAATGGAACAGTTCAGCTTCACTATGAAGTTCTGGATCAACGGGGTGTTGTACCAGTACGAGTGCGATGCCTCAGATTATGCTGTTGGTGACGGTGGACAGGTCGAGGACTTGTGGTTGAGGTCGAACACTCAGTTGATGAGCTTCAACGTCCCCCACAAGCCCGTCGCCTCTGGATTTGTCTAAGCGAGTTCCAGAATCCTGGAAGCGGCCTCGATCTTCTTCTTGTCCACCCAGCTACCGGGGGTCATGGTTGCCTTCCACAGGTCTTCCTGCGAGGAGTCCCGTTCGTGGTCGAGGTATTCGACAATGGAGTTGTACATGCTCCACCCGTTCGAACCGTAGTTCTTGGAGTTCCTCTCGTTGGCGAAGATTCCACGCACCTGGGTCCTGACTGCCTTGACGTTGCTCTTTTGGCGATCTGTCGCACCGTGAGGCTCAGGGAAGACCTGGGTGAGCAGTTTCTGGAACTTGTCTTCCGTGTAGGAGACCCTGAGAAGCTCCTCAGCCTTCTTGGAGAAGGCCGAGGCCCACTGTGTGGATACCCCCAGGACGGCCTGAGCGCCCTCTAGCCGCTTCTCCACGGAAGCCGTGTGCTTGGCCCTGAAGACATTCTTCGCTCCGCTTAGAGCCAAGGAGAGGGTGTTGCGGCAGACCACACGGATGGCGGAGAACAAGTAGGTCATGGCAACTGACCCATCGTGACTCCAGTAGATGACCAGCCCTCGGTCGATCTCATCGTTGATCCCGGTGGGGTCGATGACGAGACCATCAAGAGCGAGGTAGGAGAAGAGCTGAGCCCCACCGCTGAGAACCCCAATCGTGTCGACCTGAGCATCCCCGTTGGATGCCCCGACGATCGAGTAGGCAACCTCTAGAGCTGCCTCGTTCTGGACTACCTGATAGCCCTCTCCGACTACACCGAGGGAAGCCTTTGTTCCGTCCGTGTAGGTGGCCACCGTGGCGACCCGCTGAGGAACATACACGAGCCCAGAGGGTTCCCTGGCCAAGAGGGGCAGCTTCTCGACAGTGAAGTCAGCCCTGGAGGCCTGGAGGGCCTGAGGGATGGTCATGTTGCCATCCACCGGGACTCCCAGCCGGTGCCAGGGATCCCCGACGCGCTGGTTGTATGCGAAGCTAGCCTTACCGTTTTGGATTTGCAGGTCATGTGACATGACGTACACTGTATCAGGCGAATCTTCAGGTGTCAACGCGTAGGGCGGAGTGCTAAGATGCAGGAAATGAGATTCCTAAAGAGGTCAGGTTCAAGTCCGATGGTTGATGACACGCCAAGCGACCCAATCCTTCCCTGTGGGGTGGACAAGGTAGAACTGCGGGATGGAAGGGTCTTCCTCTTGGATGTTCCGCGAATGAAGCATGTCATCGAGGGTAACGTCATAACTGGGTGGATTGTCGACCCCTCCAGTGGCTTCACTACCAAGGATGAAGCTGTCCTAGACGCTAGGGAAGTAGTCAGGCACGTTGCTATGGGCTGGCGCAACTCCGACTCCTCCCTTCATGAAGTTCTGAACCTGACCCCCTACGCACTCTCTTGAAGAGCAAATTCATCCTGGTGCTAGGGGACGACGAGACCGAGGTTTTCGACGTGGAGAGAGACTTGATGAAGGAGAGGGAGATAGGCCTCAATTTCGAGCAGTCTCCGTCCGTGGGGGTCCTGTACGAGACATACGATGATTATGCTAGGGAGGCCGCAACCGAACTGAGAGACAGAGGCCTGAAGGTGGGGGTGTATGGTTCCCGCGGCAAGGCTATGAAGTTTTTCTGGAAGGCTCTCGGCTTCTCTGAAGATGGTTCAGTAAACCTGAATGGACTTGAATCCGTTCAGTTTCCGCTTGAGGGGAGGTGAATCGCATGGATCTTTCATGGGTAGAACTAGTTGTTGCTGTCGTCCTTCCCGTCCTGGTTGGCTTGGTCACCAAGGAAGTCACCTCCTCTGGAGTCAAGGCAGTCCTTTTGGCGGCTCTTTCAGCCCTGGCAGGACTAGGGACAGCCTACGTCAACTCCAATGGAGTGCTCTCAACAGAGGCGCTACAAGGAGCCGTTGAGTATTTTGTCATCGCTGTGGCGACGTACTACGGTATCTGGAAGCCTACTGGAGTGGCTGCCAAGGCACAGCAGACACTTGTGAAGTGACGCCTTTCATTCACTTTTCACAAGGACCAGGGAGGGCGGGGGTCAAACCTCGCCCTTTCTGGGGTTTTGTATAATCCAGTCATGAAAACTCCTGATCTATCCTACATCCAGGAGGATCTTCGCCCCCTGGCTTACCCCATCGAGAAGCTTTCTCTACTTCCAGGCAACCCCCGCAAGGGCAATGTGGATGCCGTGGTGGCGTCCGTAAAGCAGTTCGGTCAACGCAAGCCTGTTGTGGCCGTCCGCGAAGAGGACGAAGAAACCGGCATTGTCATCGCTGGCAATACGACTCTCCAGGCCATGAGAAAGCTGGGGTTCACGCACATTGCTGTCACTTGGTCCAAGGATGACGAGAAGACAGCGGCAGCCTTCGCTGTAGCGGACAACCACACTCACGACATGGGTGAGTATGATGATAAAGCTCTAGCTGAGATGGTGGCAGTCTTCGAAGACGACCTGGAGCTTGTAGATGCAACAGGCTATGATCTCGTAGACATCCAAGAGATCATCGACGGGATTCAGCTTGAGGAAGCTGAGTTGGACCTATCAGATCTCTCCTCCAAAGAGGAGGCAGAGGTCGAAGTTGAGGAAGACTCGGCCGAAGAGCCTCAAGAGCGGAAGCAGTTTCCGGTTATTCAGTACCCGCTGGTCTTCGAGAACGAAGATCAGCAGGCTCGCTGGTTCGGCTTTCTACGTTGGCTCAAGAAGCAGTTCCCCGACGAAGACACTATTTCAGGGAGACTAGATGCTTTCCTCAGAGAAGTTGACGGGTTCGATTATTGAGTGCATGCGCCTGTATGATCGCTACAGGTTTGCAATTCTTGAGACTCCGGTATTGACTGAAGCTGAATGTCAGCTCGTCATCGACAGGATCAAGGACCTGAGAGTGAACCGTCCTGATTGTGAAATCAAGAGGAATACTTTTGGGTCTCAAGGCGAGTACGCTAACTATGGGCTGTATGACGGGTTTGTTTCTTGTGAGATAGTCCCAGAGCTGATCAACCAGTACCGTGAGCTTGCCAGGGTGACATCGGCCATCTCGGGAAGAGACCTTGTCCCCTCTCCCCACCAGATTTCTGGAGTGAACGTCAGAGTTTACGAAGAGGGCGGATGTGAGGGCCTCCACTACGACACAAACCCCATGAGCATGCTGGTGTTTGTCTCGAATGGCAGCCCTCTTCAAATCGAAATCAACGGGACTTACGTTGATGTCGATCCGATACCTGGACACTTGGCGGTCTTTGAGGGCCATAAGATGCTACACAGGGTGCCCGATGGGGCTCCGGGGGATTTCAGGGTGTCTGTCCCTATGAACGTTTACGAGCGAGGGGACACGTTCCGCCCGCACTGGATCGACAAGGGGCTCTACGAAAACACGGACTACAGCGGTGCCTAGAGCGAAGAAGTACCTAGACATAGATGTTGTCGAGGCAGCCAAGGAGAGAGTGGCACACATCTACGATGTGTTCGACCATTGTGCTGTCATGTTCTCCGGGGGCAAGGACTCTCTTGCTCTGCTCTTGATGGTCAAGGAGTTTCACGAGAAGAATGACCTTGGGCCAGTCAAGGTGGCCTTCCGCCACGAGGAAGTCATCAATCCTTCCGTCCTTGAGTTCGTGAACAAGTTCAGGACCGAGGAAGACTGGTGTGACCTTCACTGGTTTTGTCTTCCCATGGCTAACTCCAAGTTCGTCCTGGGGGAAAAGCAACGGTACACGGAATGGGACCCAGACCGGGAATGGGTGGGGGAAATGCCAGAGTGGGCGATCACCGGAGAGATGGTGGGCCTTGATGTTGCCTCTGACCAGAACTCTGTTGATGACTTGATCGCCAACTACCTGTTCCCAGCGGGCAAGGTCGCCTTCATGACAGGGGTGAGAGCCTCCGAAAGTCTTGTCAGGTTTCGCTCCGTCACTCAAAAGTTGAACGAGAACTACATCTCTTCGATTGAGCACAACACTCGCTCCAGGGTGAAGCTTTGCAAGCCCCTGTATGACTGGGAGCAGAATGATGTACTCAAGTACATATACGACTGCGGGGAAGACTGGTGCCCGGTCTACGAAGCACAGGACATAGCGGGAATAGGACTTAGAGTCTCCACAGCCCTGCATGTTGTGGCAGCCAAGAAGTTCAAGGCCTTAGCAAGCATTGAGCCAGAGTTCTATCAGTCCATCGTAGAGGTCTTCCCTGACATGCTCGACCAGTCCCGATACTGGGATGACTTCGATCAGGACGCCATCATCAGGGATTACAAGGGCAAGGGGTTCAACGGGGTCATGAGGTACATCAAGGAGAATGTACCGGAAGCTAACCAACAGCTAGCCTTTGAGAGCGTCAAGCTGTGGAAGATGAGGCACCAGAAGGATCCAGAGAACTATCCAATCGACCTACTGTTGAGAAATATTGCTTTCGGCACCATAAAACAGAGGATGGCGGGCGTGTACGTTGACAGCAAGGCTCACAAAGGAACCAAGAATGCTACAGAATGATCCGATTTTCCACGTCCAGTCCGTGGATGCCTTCAAGCTTCGTTCGAACCACTGGAACCCTAACGTGGTTTTCAACAAGGAACTTGATCTCCTGGCGGAGTCGATACTGTCCACCGGATGGGTCCACCCCATCATCGGAAACAAGGACATGCTGATCATTGATGGATTTCACCGAACTCACCTGGCCAAGACCCATCCAGGGCTCCTGGATCGCTATGAGGGTGAGGTTCCCTTTGTGGCCTTGGACCTCCCCGACAGGGAGGCCATGATGATGACCGTTAGGATCAATCGAGCCAAGGGCACCCATGCCGCTTTGAGGATGAGTGACCTTGTGCAAGAGTTGATTGACGTTCATGACGCCACTCCAGATGAACTGATCCAGAAGATGGGGATGACGCCAGGTGAAGTTCAACTGCTGTATGATCGCTCCCTACTGAAGAGTAGGGACCTCCAGAACTGGAATTATTCCAAGGCCTGGAAGCCCATTGAGACCAGGAATCTCTCAAAGGAGGAGCGACTTGAGTTTGAGCGTAGCCAAGAGGACAACAGTTAACCTGGACCACTTCTACCAGTGGAGCCACCACCTCTACAAGGATGCACCCCTGGAGGACTACCTTTCGGACTTCTCTACCCAAAGCGCTGACGATTGCGTCAACTCCAACGCTGAGTTCTTCAATGACAAGCGAGGACTTCCATCCGTGCTCCCTGAAGGCTTCTGTATCAGGACTTTGGGGGTCTTCACGGATGGGGCCTACGAGGGAGACTTGGAGGGGCTAACTAACCCGGTTGTAGTCAAGCCCGCTAGCGGGTCTCAAGGAATGGGGGTGGCGGGATTCTCTTCTGGCCTAGATCGAGGCTCATTCCTCACTTACATGAGGGACTCCGAAGAGGAGTCAGTCGACTACATCGTCACGGAAATGTGTGAGCAGGGAGAGTACGCTAGAGCAATTTGGCCCCATTCTGCCAACGGACTTCGGATCTTGACTTTCTGGCACGAAGGAGAGATGCATGCAGCTGCCGCTGTACACAAGTGGGGCACCTTTTTCTCGGGATTCAAGGACAACTGGTCCCTGGGTGGCATCACCACGTGGGTTGAGGATGGAGTCCTCAAGGGGACCAGGGAGGACTTCTCCCCTATGGACGGCCGCGAAGGTGGTGGTTCCAAGCGCATCCCAGTTCTCTTCGATAAGAAGGACTGGCTCGTCCACCCTGAAAGAGGGACCAAGATAGAAGGTGTAGAGCTGCCGTATTGGCAGGAGACGCTCGGCATGCTGGCGACCGCCCACGACTTGTTGCGTCCAGGGCTTTTGTATTGCGGGTGGGACGTCATGATAACTGACTCTGGACCCAAGATCATCGAAGCGAATCCTTGGCCAGGGGTGCAGCTCATTCAGGTGCATAGACCGCTCCTTCAGAATGAAGTGTTCAAGGACTTCTTGCTGTCTCGCGGAGTGGAAGGGATCAACTGATGGGCATTAGATACAACGATGAATCATACCTTGCTGCATGGAGAGATGAAGGAAAGTTTCCGCGCATCCATGACAACATCTTCACGTTGTTCATGCAGACCTTTGAGGCCGACAGCGTGATCGATATGTGTTGCGCCACCGGACTGCTGGGTACTCGAATTTCAGAGAAAACTGGAATCGACGTTGTGGGGGTCGAACTTCTAGAGAAGAACATCGTCCGGGCCAAGAAGTTTGGGGTGGAGATGGAGTTTTTCCAGATGTTCATTGAACGTAGAACCCTACCGGCTTTCGTCAACCTCATCAAGGAGCGTAAGGCTACGGGTATCGTGGCCCGCAGATGCATCAGTGAGTTGTTTGGCAATACGCCAGATCAGACAGTGGACTGGGAGTGGTCAAGGATTTGGTCTGCTGCCGTGGCCGAGGCGGGAATCAAGGAGATCTGGATCGAGGGTCGGGCAGACCAAGGCAGGTCTGTGCATCCCGTACCTGATACGGCCACCGAGATTCGTTGCCTAGAGTCGCGATACTATGTAGATGAGACCCTAAAGGGTTGTGCTTACTTGAGAGTGAAGGATGTCTGACTACAACGGGTTTACCGGAGAAGAACGCAACAAGGGTGGACGCATCCAAACCTGGGCGTATAAGCGGGGGTTCCTTGTTCGCCCACTCAACTGCACGGCCTGCGGGGTGTATGGGGACGTTCCAGGGGAGATCATCGCCCACCTGGAAGACTACAGCGAACCCATCACTGGAGCAATCTTCCTTTGTGTAAGGTGCCACAGTATGGTGCACCTTCGGTTCTCGTACCTGTCAGCGTGGAACGACTACAGGGCAGCCGTGTCCAGCGGGGCTCACTGGCCGCTAGCCAGGAACAAGTGGACGGTAGTAGATGCTCATTGTAGGGATCGTCTTCCGATGCTTGGTGACGGAAGGGTTCAAGGCCCACCCAAGGGTAGGACCGTTTTGGATGACATTCACGACGGATTGCTTCACCCTGGACCAAGAAGCGCGTGGGGGGAGAAGATGGACCGCATCATGAACAATGAGCGTGCTTACGAGATCCCTTCAGATCAACTAACATTGATCTGATACAATGTAGACACCATGCCTGACGAGACCCCCAAGGATGTTGACTGGCAGAAAGTCCGCGACTTCCTGGAACCCAAGCCACCCCTTTACTCACCCCACGAGCCACACCCTAAGCAGAAAGCCTTCTTGCGCACCGACGCACTAGAAGTTCTATTCGGTGGAGCGGCAAGTGGTGGCAAAAATCTGAGAGTTTCCACAGCTATTCTGACGACAGAGGGATGGAAGACTATCGGCTCACTGAAGGTGGGAGATTATGTCTTCGACCAGGACGGAGAGCCGACCCAAGTCCTGGCCAAGTCCGAAGTATTCGCTGATAAGTGTTACAACGTCTCTAGTGGCGGGGAGGATGTGATCGCAGGGAGAACCCACCGCTGGAATGTCGCCAACGAGAACCAGAGGGGGGCCTACCAGCGCACGGACCCTCACTGGAAGGCCGCTAGGCGCGCCAAGAGAGCGCTGAGGGGTAGGTCCGAGAAGGAGCGTCTAGAGGCTACAGACGGGCGAGCTAAGGGCACTGCCGAGGCGGCTGCCCTCCATAACTCCAAGCGCGCTCAGGAAGCTCGTGAGACCTATGTGCGCCCCTCTATTTGGGACTACACAACAACGCTTACAACTGAAGAAGTCATCGAGCTTCAAGAGTCTGAACGTAAGCGCCTCTCCATTCCGAATGGTGGACCCCTAAATGGGGCCGGAGAGTGGAAGTCAGAGATTCCCCCTTACACACTCGGAGTTTGGTTGGGAGATGGGGGAATCGATAACGGGTATGTTTGGACAAGTGAGTCCTATGCTGACGACCTAATCCCTGAACTCCAGAAAGATGGATGGGATGTCAGAGTCGCTACCGTCATGGAGCGGGAAGGCAGGCAGGACATGTTCGGACTGGCCCTCACCGACAGCAATGGCGTCAGCTTGAAGAGGCACTTGAGGGCCGAAAACTTCCTCGCTGGCAAACGAATCCCAGACTGGATCTTCCTCACCTCGCACGACGACAAGAAGTCGTTCATCTCGGGATTCTTCGATACGGACGGCTACATCGACGCTGAAAGAGGGCGCATGGAGATATGTCTCGCCACCGAAGACATGTGCGAGCAGCTTTGGTCCTTGTTCTGGTCCATGGGATTCAAGCCCTCCGTCTTCCAGTTCAAGAAGACGAAGAATCAAGACCCCGAGTTTGAAGGTAAGGCCTGGCGCTTTCAAGTCTCACAGTGTCCCGAGTGCTTCTTCAGGCTGCCGTTCAAGAGGGATCGCTGGTTGGCATGCGACTTCGACTCAAAGATGAATCGCACCGAGTATCGCCCTATCGAATCCATCGAGGAAGCTGAGCCCCAGCTAACACAGTGCATCCAGGTCGCCAACCCTCGCGGCCTTTTCCGCATCGGACGCTCCTTCATCGTAACCCACAACTCGGACGCCCTTTTAATGGCAGCGTTGCAGTACCCGCTGGACGTGGACACCCCCGTCCCTACCCCGGAAGGCTGGTCCACCATAGGGAAGCTTGAAGTAGGTGACATGGTGTTTGACCAGAACGGTGTTCCGGTGCCCGTCCTGGCCAAAACGCAGCCTGAGTGGTCCTCTGATCTCTACGAGATGTACTTCAATGAAGGATACTCTATAGTTGCCGATGGTAAGCACCTTTGGGCAGCAGAGACATTAGCCGACAGGATGTCGCCAGACGGGGGAGAACACCTCCCCACGAGAACAGTGTCTACTGCTGAAATGTTCCGTACCCAGAGGACGTCCCGCGGGCGTAAGCCCGCAGCACAATGGAGCATCTTGGACTCCAAGCCTCTTGATCTGCCTGAAATCGAACTTCCAGTGGACCCATATTTGCTTGGGGTCTGGCTTGTGGTCTGGCTTGGAGATAGGTCATGGGGTGACGGGGGTGCGGTTGGCATTGACAGAGAGGTAGAGGAAGCCCTCAGGGGAGTAGGGTACGAGATAGCACGCGATGGAGAGCATCACTGGCATGACCTTGGGCTTAGAACTAATCTGAAAAGGGCTGGCGTACTGATAGACAAGCATGTACCTCAAGCCTACTTTCGGGCCTCGAAGGGGCAGAGGTTGGCTCTCCTGCAAGGCCTTATGGATGCCGACGGGACGACGGATGCTCATTGGGGTACTCCAATATTCTTCAGCACTAACCGATTGCTGGTGGAAGCCGTAGTAGAGCTAGTCAGCTCCTTTGGGTGGCATGCTACTCGTTCCAAGCAATGGCACACGACTCCATCCGGAGAGCAAAAGTTCGGATGGCTAGTCTCCTTCCCGGCCGACGAGTATGTGTTCAGGCTGACCAGAAAGAAGGCCAAGCAAAAGCAGAGCGTGGAGCGAAAGCGGACCAACACCCGAATGCAGAAGCGATGGATCGTTTCCAAGGTCGAAAGACTGAACGAATCCAGGCTTGTTCAGTGCCTCACTGTTGGCTCAGAAGACCACCTCTTCCTTGTTGGAGAGAATATGGTTCCGACGCACAATTGCGACGTTCCAGGTTACGCTGCCATCATCTTCCGTAACACCTTCGCTGACCTGGCCCTCCCCGGAGCCATCATGGATAGGGCCAGGGAGTGGCTTTCCGAGTACCCAGAAGTTCGCTGGTTGAAGCAGTCGAATACCGCTGTGTTCCCGTCGGGAGCCACGCTCTCTTTCGGATATCTGGATGGCCCTGATGACCACCTCAGGTACAAGGGCATGGAGGTTCAGTATTGCGTCGAGAAGTCGACCCCTGTCCTCATGGCGGACGGGTCGTGGCGTCCCATTGAAGATATTGAAGTGGGTGACGAGGTTCAGACACTTCAAGGGGCTAGGAAGGTGACGAGAACCCATAGCCCCGGAATGAAGCCAGCTTGGAAGGTCACCACTCCTAACGGTTCCTCAGTAGTGGTCGGTGAAGGGCATCGCATGCTGTCTACCGACGGGTGCTGGGTGGCCCCGACTTCGCTCGCTGCCAAGACAAACCTAGAGAGCGGTACCACGTCTTCAGGGTTCCAGGCGACACTCCAAGTTCACGGCAAGCACGAGATTGGCTCATGCCGGGATCAAGGGCCATCTCCCGCAGCTTCCATTGCAACTCAAGGGGCAGCGGTTCACCAGGGCTGCGTCGTTTCTGAAGCAAGTGATCGAACCTATTTCTCAACGTCTGAGGATGCACTCCTAACAAGTCAGCGGCTTCTCGTGTCGTTCGCCCCGCTAGCGCTGTACGGACCTGCCCTTCATTCAGGTCAGCCTTCCCATACACCCCCGCCATCAAGGACTCAGGATAGTGCTCCTTGGCGTGAGTCTGAGGCGTCTCAAGGGAGAGATTGCTTAGACGGTTGTCCTTCTTGTCCCGGTTTCGATGGTGGACAATTTCTCCCGGCAAGAGCAGACGACCGAGGCCTCCCTCCATCACGAGGCGATGCTGGGCAACCTGACCAATTTTGTTGCAATGAGGGTGGTCGGGGCAGTATTCCGCTATGTATCCCGATGGGCGGCATATCGTATGTCCACCCCTATACGTCGGAAATTTGTACCTCGTCACTTCAGGACGTGTATTCCGCTGTTTGTGAAATGGCCCCAGTGGGTGAGGTGGATACTCGGGACCTGACAGTTGATTCATGTTCCCACTATATCATCAAAGGTGGGATTGTTTCTGCAAACTGTGGGTTCGATGAGTTAACCGAGATCAGAGAGAACCACTACAGGTATCTGATCTCTCGTATCCGTCGCCCCTCTGCTGCTTCTGGGTCCCCCTTGGCTAAGGTACCCTTGAGGGCAAGGTCTGCCACCAACCCTGCTCCAAACTGGGTGAGACGTTACTTCATTGAAGAAGGTAAGCACAAAGACAGTAAGAGGCTTTTCATCCCTTGCGGGTTCGAGGAGAATCCTTACGTTGACATCGAGTCATACGGGGAGGCCCTTGACCGTCTTTCGAGCGTGGATAGAGCCAGGCTGAAGTTCGGTGACTGGTACGCGGAGGAGACAGGCAACCTCTTTGACCGTGACGACTTCCCGATTATCGCCCCCGAGGATGTCCCGGCTGAAGCTTTCATGAACTGCGTCAGGTATTGGGATTTGGCAGGCTCAGCCCCATCCGATTCCAACCCCGACCCTGACTGGACCGCTGGAGCCAAGGTGGCTATCGTGGATGGCTACATGTTCATTTTGGACATGAGGCGTTTTAGGGCTGGGCCTGCTGATGTCGAACGTCGAGTCCTGCAAACAGCATGGGAAGACGGCAACCACGTCAAGATTAGGATGGAAAAGGACCCAGGTCAGGCTGGCCTCTCTCAGATATCGCACTACGCTAGGAACGTTCTTCTCGGCTTCGACTTTGACGGCAACTCCATCACTGCCGACAAGGGCAAGAGGGTGAACAACTGGGCAGCCAAGGCCAAGCGCAAGGAAATCTTCTTGGTGAGAGGGGATTGGGTGACGGCCTTCTTGGACGAGGTGATGGCTTTCGATCCGCTAGCTTCTAAGAAGTCCTCCATCCACGATGACCAGTGTTTTGGTGCCGGGACGCTAGTGCGTACCGATCGTGGGTATGTGGAAATTCAAGATGTCAGCGTTGGTGATATGGTGTGGACAAGGTTTGGATTCAAGGAAGTTCTCGAAACTTTTGAAAGGGAAGCCCCAACAGTGAAGCTCCGAGTCGGAGGAAACGAGGCACTCGTTGTAACACCAAATCATCCGCTACTGACTTTTGCAAAGAAGCGTGAATATCGTAAGCATGCAGAGCGTCCGAGGCTTCAAAGGTATTGGGAAGAGGTCGGATGGGAAACAGTTCAAGAGATGGTCGAGTCGGGCGAGCAGCGAGGCTTGTGTAATTCCTGGCCGAGTCGAACCGAAAGCGGTGCGGCTACTACTGATCTCAGAGAATTCACACCATCTTCTTTGAAAAATAGAGTTGGAGTAGGCAAAAACAAGAGCATCCCATCGGAATGGTTCAACTGGGGCGACAACCTACTCAGACAGCTTGTTCTTGAAATTTTCCTCGAAGATGGGCACATTGATGAGCGTGGAGACCTCGGGATGAGTCTTGCCAACAGGCAATTGATCTATCAGGTTCGAGAGATCCTTTTCCATCTTGGATACAACCCCACTTTGGGCAGGGTTGAATATCAAGGCAGACCCCAATGGACTGTGAGGATTTCACGTTCTCAGGCTGTAGATCTAGTTGAAGAATTGAGTTCGAGATGGCCGTCTAAACCGCTACATCCACGCGTTGAATTCGAGGCGAGAGGACAAGAGGACGGCAAGCGTGTTGAAGCTGGAGTTGTATGGCCTGTTATTTCAGTTGAAGCCGCCCCAACGCAAACAGTTTACAATCTCAGAGTCGCTGACGTGAACGAATACACGGCCAACGGGTTAGTCGTACACAACTGTGACGCCATATCGGGGGCCTTCGAGGTCCTTACTGGGATCAAGGGCAAGCAACGCAAACGGGTCGAACTTATTCTTTGAGGAGGGTGGGGTCCACCCCAGCTACTTCGATCCCCACGGAAGCTATCAGCTCCAAGGATTGAGAAGCGTCCGTCCTTGAGGCCTCGTTCTGGAGGTAGACGAGCCTACCTAGCCCAGAGCTAGCGATCTGCTTGGCACATCCGAAACACGGAACCCCACCAACGTAGATGGTTCCGTCCAGTCTCGCTGTTCGATCTGAGTGAAGGATAGCGTTAGCTTCAGCGTGGATGGCGTAGCAGAGCCCTGGGCCGTAGTCGTATGGGGTTCCAGATGGGACGTTGTTGACGACTCGGGGGCATCCACCGTCAACGCAGTGTTTCATACCTGAAGGCACACCGTTGTACCCTGTGCCGACAACCCTTCCGTGGGTGTCAAGGATGATGGCGAGGTACTGGGCCTTCGAGCAGGTGGAGAAGAGGTCGGCCCCCTGGAGTGACCACTTCATGTACTTGATGTCCTTGTCGCTGAGCATGATCCCGAGTCTATATTATGGGTCTTCGCTTGACAGGCGGAGATGGATGCTGTATCGTCGTCCTCATGACGAACTACCTGGATGGACTTGACCCTGAACAGAAGAAGGCCGTGACGGCTCCCTTCGAGCCGCTCGCTGTCATGGCTGGGGCTGGCTCCGGGAAGACCCGAATCATCGTATCCAGGATTGCCTATCAGGTCGAGAACGGTGTCAACCCTTCTGAGATGTTCGTCGCTGCCTTCACTCGACAGGCCGCTAAGGAGATGAGTGAGCGAGTGCAGCCACTTGTGAACTCAGATGATCTCGTCATCTCGACCTTTCACTCGCTGATGTTCCGATTCATGAACCGATGGATGGAGGCCAGAGGTCAGCAACTCCCTGGATTGGCGAAGGAATACAAGAGGAAGCAGGTAGTTCAGGATTTCCTTGGACCTGCGAGCAGGAAGACTCCGGATGCTCTCAACTTGAACGCTGACGTGGGCAAGGTTTTGGGGTGGATTGGGCGTTGGAAGAATTCTGGCATCCACCATTATGACCCTGAGATCCAGGAGACTGTCGACTCTGCCCCGCGGGATTCTGACATCTACGCTGCTGCGAAGGTGTACCCGATGTACGAGAAGGCCCTGGGGACTGAGAACCTCATCGATTTCGATGATATGCTCCTGAAGGGTTACGATCTACTGAAGTCCTCCCCTGAGGCCCTGGCTCTCGCCAAGGGGACCTGGAAAGCCTTCTTGGTGGACGAGTGCCAGGATTCCAACTCTTTGCAGTGGGGGCTTCTTGAGATGCTCGCACCCCCGTCGGAGAGCCCCAACTTGACCGTCGTGGGAGACCTTCGGCAGTCGCTCTACGAGTTCAGGGGCGCTTCCCCTGAGGCTTTTGAGAACTTCATGGGAAGGTACAAGGGTGCGCTTCGTGTTGATCTCGTCAACAACTATCGGAGCGTGAAGCCCGTCGTTGACGTGGTCAACAAGTTGATCTCTGGCCTCGGCATGAAGGATCAGGTTTCCGTGAGAGGTCAGGGGGGGTCCATCGAAGTACACTCGTTTATTGACTCGCTGGACCAGGCCCACTACATCGCTAGTGACGTTCTCTCCATGAGGGAGTCTGGCCTCAGGGGTGGTGATGTGGCCGTCCTGACTCGCACCAATGCTCAGTCAGCAGACCTTGAGACTGCCTTCGTGGCAGCGGGGTTGCCTTACTGGTGCAAGGGTGGAGGGTTCTTCGACCGCATGGAGGTTGGGGATATCATGGCTTACCTCCGCCTGGCGAACGGGGCCGGTGACGAGCGATGGGATTACTTGTCGAAGATCATCAATCGTCCGACCAGATTTCTCGGTGGGGCCTTTGTTGACGCTGTTCGAGGGAATGCCCAAAAGTACAACGATGATGTCATTCAGGCCATCAGGTTCACTGATTCGTACCCTGGAAAGAAGCTGTTCCCCAAGCAGCGCCAGGCAGCAGTGGACCTTTCCGACCTGCTCATCTCCTTGAGGGAAGCAGGGGGAACTCCTATCAGCCCCAGGTCAGCCATCAGTATGGTCCTTAATTCCACAGGGTACATTGACTGGCTCCGAAAGACGAACGGGATCGAGGATGACGCTGACTCCAGCAGGATCGAGAACATCGAAACTTTGCTGGAGGTTGCCGGAAGGTTCTCATCCATCAAGGATCTGATTGATTTCACTGACGAGTGTTCACGTCTTCAGATTGAGTCCAAGGATGCTACCCAGATCTGCACCATCCACGCCAGCAAGGGATCCGAGTGGCCCGTGGTGTGGCTGTCGAACATGCATGACGATTCCCTCCCTCACATCATGGCTAAGAAGGAGGGGAGTTACCTTTCGGAGCGTAGAGCAGCCTACGTTGCCTTCACTCGTGCCCAAGATACGTTGAAGATTGGAGTGCCATCCGTCAACGACAAGGGAGTGAAGGTTGATCCGTCTAGGTTTATCGCTGACTCCGGGTTGAAGATGCCTGAGCTGGCTCCTGGAGTCTTGACAGCAGTGTCTTGATTTTGGCGATGAGCATGGCGTTGCTTTCCGAATGCAGGGCCGTAGCTCGATCTAGTCTCTCAACTTCAAGACTCACGGGATTCCTCCTTCTCCACGAAGGCTGCCACTCGGTCCACTAGTTGGCCTAAAGCGATCTGGACAGCTCTAGCCTTTTGGAGTTCAGGCAGAAACTTGTCGTTCATCGCTTTGTTGAGTTTAGTTATCTCGGCCCGAGATTCAGCCTCCCTGCGGAGAGATTCCTCATAGGTCTTTCCTGGAACGATCCATCCTCTAGTGAAAGCAAGCAGGCCGATGCCTGCCAGCCCTAAGTTCAAAGCCGTCAGGGCTGAATCCAGAGTGATCCCATCTGTCGCGGCGGCTAGAAAGTTCAACATGATCTCAATTCTAGTAGACGAAGTGGCCCGGAAAACACGGACTGTAGCCAAGCGTTTTGACTTGCGTAGATGGGTGTGCTATAGTTTTTGACATGGCGACGAAATCCACACTGAGAGCCTATAAGCGCTCCGAGCAGGTGGCGACGTCGCGCTCACTCCCAGGCAATTGGTTGATTGCCCAAGAGTTTGCTCCCGCCCAGGGTAGCTGAATCAACGTTTGAAGCAGCGAACCTAGGTAGGTAGAAGCGGACTCCAGGCCACCTGGACCTCTCCCTCGCTGTGACTTCAAACACAGACTTGACAAATGAAGAAATGCGTGGTAAGGTCAGCAACATGGCCTACAAGGACCCGTTAGATGAACGGGCAAGAGCTTCTAGGAGGAATCACTACAGAGAAAATCGAGAACAGTACTACGAGCGAAACCGCATCAAGTACCAGAAGATGAAAGATTACGTCAATCAGCTTAAGTCGGAACCATGCATGGACTGTGGGGTAGCTTACCCACCACATGTAATGGACTTCGATCATCGTGATCCCGCTGAGAAGACTGGCGTAATCAACACGCTGATGAAACGAGGTTCGTGGAAGAAGCTCAACGAAGAGATAGACAAGTGTGATGTAGTCTGCGCTAATTGTCACAGGGAACGCACTTGGGGTAGTAGAACTTAGGAGTGAGGCTGAGGTAGCCGGAGGGTCTCCAAAACCCTTGTCGATAGAGTTCGATTCTCTGCACTCCTGCCAACAACATATACGCCTTAGGTCATGGTGACCAAACTGCTTCCAAACCAGTTAAGGCGGGGGTTCGATTCCTCCAGGGCGTGCTAGGGCTTTGGCCCAAAGATAGTAAGTGGTCGCGAAAGCGTTGACACCCGACTTTGATGTGGGTGAAGGGTCCTCCTGACTGGACCATATCCAATCAGGCAAGAGAAGAGAGACAACTTCTGCAACGGGGGAGGTGACACTCCCTCGCATGCCCGATTGGTCTAGCGGTAGTGACGCTTGATTCTCAGTCAAGAAGCGGGAGTTCGACTCTCCCATCGGGTGCCATGATCCAGTTCTAGGCCTAGTCCAAGCCTGGAGTAAGTCGACAGAAATTGGACTCGATGTCGGGGTAGCGCCCCGAAAAGGGGAACTAGAGTCGGAGCGAATGGGCAGGACGTACACTCCTTCCCACCGGCACGGAACCTCCATCCTGACCTTCTTCGCAAGTTGGCCAGGTACTACCGATAGAGTATCGGAGCCGACACATGGCAAAGTTGTGTGACCTACGCGGTATCCAGAGAGAATCCGCGCACCTATGAGGGTGCGCCAACGTTGGAGAGTTGGGGCAGGCTGTAACCCTGCTGGCCCGAAAGGCTTCAGGAGGTTCGAATCCTCTCACCCCCACAAAGGAGCTGTCGGACTTCTTGAGGGAAAGTCATCCCAATCCGACACTACGGCATGTGGTCCAACGGTTTAAGACGCGACTCTGATAAGGTCGAAATGGGAGTTCAACTCTCTCCATGCCGACGCAAGAAAATCCTCCCCTCCCACAGGATTCATCCTCCTAGGGGTTAGGGCGGCTAGCTGCCGAGGAACAGCGAATAGACAGCCGGAGCCGAGTGGGGGGCTCAAATGCCCTACGCGATGATAAGTTGGCCGCAAGTGCACTTTATGCGGTCAACTCATGGGTGTGTGGTGTTAACGGCTAGCATGATCGGCTCTTACCCGATTGGTGGAGGTTCAAATCCTCTCACACCCACTAGTGTGGCTCTGAAAACCGGACCACACAAACTTGCCCCCATGGTCTATGGGTTAAGACGTGGTCCTTTCAAGTCCGAGAACGGGGTTCGAATCCCCGTGGGGGTGCTAAACAACTGCCCTTGCGGTGGGATACCGACATTTGCCTCCTAAGCAAGTTGACCCAGTTCGACTCTGGGCAAGGGCGCTTCAGTCATGCTCCTGTGGCGGAATTGGCAGACGCGGCTGATTCAAACTCAGTTGCCTTCGGGTGTGGGGGTTCGACTCCCCCCAGGAGTACCATGGTTCTTTGGTGTAGTTGGAATGGCACGCTGGCGTGAAGACCCAGAGGCTTCAGTTCGAATCTGAGAGGAACCACGAGGCGAAACCTGCGTGAGTGGTTTGACATCCGGGAGAGACCGGAACCATTCTGGGATGGCGTAAATGGCGAACGCGTTCGGTTGTTACCCGAAAGTTCCGGGTTCGAATCCTGGTCCCAGAGCTTCTGTAGTTAGGGGTGTTAAGATGCCCCCCATGTCTACGATGGTATACGCTCCCGGCACCCTCTGGGTGACGAAGGTTGAAACTTTGGAGGATGGGACTCAAGCTGTGACAGCCGTGGATCTCTCCGGGACAATTGAACTCAAGTTCAAGTTCGACCAGAGGGCTTCCCTTGAAGAAGCTGTTCCTCACCCCGGTCAACACATACGTCTGTCAGAGTTTTCGTACTCTGGCGACAGCGGTGTCTACTGGAACAAGGAGGCATTCAATGAGGCAGTCAATGAGCGCCTCAATCGAACGGGTCTAACCCCACCACAAGGGATCTGGAGTCTAGATAGCTTAGAAGACAAGACCTTCAAGCCCTTCCCCGACTTCTTGTGGAAAGGCTAGATTGATAGATCTATGACGGGTCGACTCAGCGGTAATGGGGCGACGTACTCTTGTGGCTGAGACGCCAACGTCCAACCCGTCCACTTCTACAAGAGCGAAGCACCCAAAAGTCAGGGGTGTGCCGGTGATGGCAGGTAACGCGCCTGTCCCTGTAGCGCTGCAAGGCAGCCTTGTCGACTGATACTCGTCAGGGTACCGGAAACCAGACTGACCTAAAAGTCCTCCTAAGTCATCTCCTGCTAGCAAGGGGAGAGGGGGCACCTGCTCTATTGGTGTATGGGTTACCACCCAAGCTTGTCAAGCTTGAGAATCGGGTTCGAGTCCCGGATAGAGCGCCACGGGGGTGTAACTCAGTCTGGTCAGAGTGGCTTCGAAACTCGGCATCTAGTCGAGCCATCCCAACGTGGAAGCAGCTAAGCAGGATCGAAGATGATCCAGCCTTGCCGGTGGACTATAGGTATAACCAACCGGGCATGCAGGCGGTAACGCCCATGACCGACGAGGATCGTGCCAAGGCTGAGGAGATCATCCTGCGCATGAGGGATGCCTGCGTTGAGGGTGTGCGAGAGCTATCACAGCTCGGCCCGCTTGACGACAAGGGCAAGCCTTTGGGTCTGCACAAGCAGTGGGCTAACCGCTACATCGAACCATGGATGTGGCACACCATCGTACCTATCGCTCCACGCCGGAGCGCCAACGACGGTGAGTTGGGGCTGACTGTAAATCAGTTGCTTTTGAGCTTAGGGGGTTCGAATCCCTCCTCCGGCACCATGTCTGTCTAGCCCAATTGGCAGAGCACCTGGCTTCCACCCAGACAGCGCATGTCACGCTCAAACGCCTACTTGGAAGAATAGCAAGAGAAACTTAGGGCATATGTGCTAACTGGCAAAGCACCGGAACTCAAACTTCCAGGATTCTCGGTTCGAATCCGAGTATGCCCACTACGGGTGGTCCGAAAGGATTGCGGGGGAAAGCCCGCCCTAGCACCCGATTTCTGTAGTCAGATACATGGATGTCGCCCCGACGGGGGTTGCCGGTTCGATTCCGGCCGGAACCACCATACGGGGGTGGCATGCTGGTTTGCCAGCTTGGTTCTGACCCAAGTGTAGCGAGGGTTCGATTCCTTCCCCCCGTGCCATCGTAGAAAGGTACCATGCGCATCCAAAGAACCGGATGGCTCTCAGTCATCGCCGTACCTTCCGCCAATAAGAAGGTAGGTCAACACAAGAAGGTTCTGAATGCAAAACACTATTGGAACGTACGTCGTTCTAAGTTCGCCTGCATGGGCAGACATAAGGTGCAGATCGAACATGACTTCGGCAAGGGCAAGGGCCACGAGAGGATCTGGATTCCTCTTCCGCTCTGGATTCGTCCAGTCAGCAAGAAGGTTTCACCATGAGGGTCTACGGTCCGTATTCCAACGGCAAAGAAGGACGACTAATCGTCGTGCTCATCAGTGATGATGGGGTTTATACGAGCCAGTCGTATCCTCGATATCTGATGGAGCAAGCACTCGGTCGACCACTTCTTGAAGATGAACATGTCCACCACATTGACGAAGATCGCACAAACAATGCTCTGGACAACTTAGAAGTGCTTAGTGTCGATCAACACAAAGAGAAGCACTCAGCACCCACTGTTGATTGCATGCGGTGTGGTACGGCAACGAAGAACAAGTTGTATTGTTCAGATAGATGTGCTAGGATAGCTAGCCGGAAGGTTGAAAGACCTTCTCCTGAAGTTCTCAGGCAGGAGATTGCATCAATGTCATGGGTGGCTATTGCTAGCAAGTACGGCGTCAGCGATAATGCTGTTCGCAAATGGGCCAGATCTTATGGCCTTCTGGGGGTGTGACCGAATGGCTGAAGGGACCGAGCTTTTAACTCGGCGTCGAAAGACCGTTGTGGGTTCGAATCCCACCGCCCCCACTGTGGTCGAATCTAGCGGGTAGGGGGGGCTGGTTGCCCCCACGCAGCTTATATCTGCGTGACCCAGGTTCAATCCCTGGTGCCCGCACCGAGCACCTATAGCTTAATGGGAGAGCGGTCGGCTTACATCCGACTGACCGAGGTTCGATTCCTCGTAGGTGCACCAATTGGGGTCGTCGTATAAGGGCCATTACCTCTGGTTTGCAACCAGAAGATCGGGGTTCGATTCCCCGCGACTCCACTATTCTCCGATGGTGTAACGGAAACACGTCTGGTTTTGGCCCAGAAGCTAGGGGTTCGATTCCTCTGCGGAGAACGATGAGAGCCCTTCGGGGCAATCAGGAACGGGTTGTGCTCCCAGTCCGTTCAGTGCAGGGATGCTAAGACATCTGTAGGGTGAGGACAGTCCGACCTCAAAGAGATCTTAGGCTCAGAGCGGTAGTTGGTTATGCTTGAACGAGCATATTAAATAACGGGCATGGAACGTTAGCCAACTACGTGAACGTGAAGGTCACACGGAACTTGGACAGTGGCGAGGGCTCTTAACCCGAGCATGTATACAGCTGATCCATGGTAAAACAAAAAACCGGCTAGGGTAACATGTGCGATACCCGGCACATGCGTTGCTACCAGGCTTGCTACACAATCGCGTAGCGGGTGGGGTACAATGGTAGAAACCTCTAGCGACATTGAGGGGAGCTACGTAGTATCGTATGTGCTCGGCCCTGCGGGTGTTCGTTCCATCCGTGCGCTTGCCTGAAAAAGGGCGGGGAAGTACCGTCAAGTCGGATATTAGGTAAATCAGGCGACCCAAGGCCATGGGTAGGAGAGTTCTCAGGCCCACAGTGAGCCTCAATCACTGTCAGGCCTCCATAGTGGTAATGGATAGCACGGTAGCATGGTACGCTACAAGAGGTGAGTTCGATTCTCCCTGGGGGCTCCATGCCTGCGTAGTGTTAATGGCTAGCACGTCTCCGTCGTAACGAGAAAGTAGGGGTTCGAATCCCTTCGCGGGCTCCACCTTGGCGGTATAAGCATTGCTGGCGATGCGTCTCGTTGCCAACGAGAAGACAGTCGGTTCGAATCCGGCATACCGCACCATCCGGGCGTCACCTGCCCGCAACGTCAAAGTGGTGAGACTGAGGGGTCTCCTCCTTACGAGATGTAGTTCAATGGTAGAACTTACGGTTTGGGACCGTATGACGGGGGTTCGATTCCCCCCATCTCGACCATACTTGTCGGTATGGCGGAATTGGTATACGCGCTAGCTTGAGGGGCTAGTGCCCTTAGGGGCGTGAGGGTTCAAGTCCCTCTACCGACACTAGTGTTGAGAAGCCTGGACCATCGCTGCGAAAGTAGAGGAAGTTCGGAGCTACATATGGCAAAGCTGCCGGGTTAAACCGGGCCTCGCGAGAGGACAACAAGTGCATAGCGAACGGACGGCCGATGGCCCTCAGGGCACAGGTCAGTAGGTGGAAGAGGGGGTGTAAGAGACCCCCAGCAGGGCAGTAATGTTCCTGGCTGAGTAAACTTCAGCTGTAGTAAGCCAAATAGGTCTAGGTCGGCCAGGCCCATTATGACCGGGTTGGTGCACCCCCGCGAGGGGGAGGGAGATGGTTTCTTCCTAGATGGATGATGGTCTTAAATGACAAAACTCCGGCTACAGGGCTTCTCAACCTTACCCGTTGGCAAGAATTTGCTTCATGGCGTTTTGCGTCTCAGCTGATTCAAGAGTGTAGAGGTGCCCATCGGTCGGGTAAGTGAACCAGCAGACCGCCAGAGGTTGGACAGCTAGAGCCTTGATCTGGGCTACCGTGTTAAGCATCCAAACAGCCCGATCTGCTTCAGTGTAGGAAGGGCGGGGGTACTGGCGTCCTTCGACGTACTTCACGGCCCCCACTTCACCAATAAGCCAAGGCTTACCCCTCTTGACGGATTCGTCGTGAATGGACTTTAGCTGAGCCTGGATGTCCTTGATGGTTCCTAGTCTTGGGTAAACGTCCCATCCGAGGACATCGTATTCGACTCCTTCAAGATAGTCGTTTACGTTCCGTCCGGAGGCTGACTCTAGGGTCCATTGCATGAGGATGGGGGTTGAGATACAGTTCTCGAACTCCCGGCATACGGAAGTAGTTGCTGTGACGAAGTCACGGTATTGCGCTGCCGTGAATTGGTACGCTCTGATGTTGCCTTCTGGTTCATGATAGGTGCAAACGTAGGCCTTCACGTTGGCTGGCTTGGAAGCCAGGAAGGCTCGCAGCTTCTCTGCCGGGAAGGCCTGAGTCGGGTTGAACTTGAAGCTAACGATAGCGGTTTTACCCAGAGCCCAGGTTGGTTCCCCTGAACCGGGAGAACCTGAGAAAAAGAGCCTGACAACCTGAGGGTCACCCAAGTTGAGTGCCACCGACTCAAGGTTGGTGGGGCTGGTAAGGTTGTAACCCCATTCGGTTGGAGTAATCGGGGATGGCTGACTGGAGTTCAGCAAATCTGCTACTTGGATTTCAAGAGCCTCTAGCCTCGCTTCCGCATCTCCCAGACGACTGCTTAGCTGAGAGGTCATTAGGTCTATTTCTTCTTGGGTGGGAGACAAGTAAGGCATGGGTTTCCTTCGCTGAATGGGTTCCACTTGAATCCTAGCGGATACCTCTCTCCGTGGTTGTCTATGAGCCAAGATTATCGGGTGAAGACCCCAGTGTGCTATAGTTTGCGTAGCGGGGTGGAGCAGTCTGGATGTGCTCGCCTGCCTCATAAGCAGGAGGTCGAGGGTTCAAATCCCTCTCCCGCCACTAATGGCTGATCGCTGGATCAGCCCTCGAAGTAACCGCTCCAGAGAAGCAGATTGATGGCGACAAACAGTTTGCAGCATCTTGGATCGCAACTAAGCAATAGGTGCGAAACGGTGGGTACCTTCACCCTTCGCTCTGGGTCCACGTCTGATCGATACTTCGACAAGTATCAATTTGAATCGGACCCGGAACTATTGCGACGTATCTGTTCTGCCCTAGTCTCGCTCATCCCCGATGAGACCGAGTGTTTAGCTGGACTGGAGATGGGCGGGATTCCTATCGCTGTTGGGTTATCCTTGGAAACCGACCTTCCGGTGGCGTTCGTGCGGAAGGAGGCCAAGGCCTACGGAACAGAACGCTTGGTGGAGGGGTTTAATGTAGAAGGAAGGCAGACTCTAGTTATCGAGGATGTCGTAACTTCAGGCGGTCAGATCATTACCTCAGTTGGCGACCTTCGTCACTTGGGGGCTGCCGTGGATTGCGCTCTTTGTGTGATCGATCGTCAAGTGGGAGGTTTTGACAACCTGGCGGACTGTGGAGTCTTGCTGAAGCCACTCTTCGGTGTCGACAACCTTCAAGCTGAGGCGATCTCCGGTTAAGTTCGTGGGAACCGAATCCAAGCAAGTCCAGGAACTCCCTGGCCAACCAGCTAGGATTGGTTTCCGCTAAGAGGAGTGCTTGTCGCTCCTTTGGGGCTAGCGGTATCCCCATAGGCCAAGGAAGCTAGATATGACTTGGCTTGGACCTACAGGCTTGGGCCTGTGGCGCTAAATGCACCAAGTGGCCATCGCCACTTAGGCTCATCGTGCAGAGAGGGTCCTGGGGTTTAGGAGACCGGCCCCAGGACCTTCTTCTGCGGCCATCCGCCCCGGAGGCAAGCAGGGGCCATTGGAGTGTAGGGGAACTGGTAGACCCACCTGACTCTGAATCAGGGATTTGCAGGTTCGAGACCTGCCACTCCAGCGAACTTCAGATTTCAACAGCCAGCGATACTGGTGAAGTCTGAAGAATCCTGGCGCAAGGACCAAACCCGAGTTGTGGGTTCAGGATCGCAGGCCAGTACCCGCCCAAACCCTTGCGTAAGGTGGGCCATCCCCTTGCCGGTGGAGCCGGTGGCGAGTCTTCGAAACTTGCTTACGAGAGTTCAATTCTTTCCGAGGGGACCATGATGCACCTGTACGAGGTGCAAATTTTGAAAATCAGTCATGGCGGCTGTAGTGTAATGGCTAGCACGATAGGTTGTGTCCCTGTTAGTGGGAGTTCGAATCTCCTCAGTCGCCCCATCCGGAAAGGAAATAGCCATGGAATGGCATTTGGATGGCCCGAATGGGCCGATAGTCGTCAGGGCTTCGACTCCTGACGAAGCCGTCATCAGATACGGGATTCTTTGCCAGCTTGAAGATTATGAGCTGGCAGAAGTGGAGGTCTTGGAGGTTAAGGCTATCGCCTGAAACCGAATGTGATACTGTAGTGGTATGTGCCGCTACAGTTACAACTACTATCGAAGCGTTTACGCTTGTTTCGATTGTCGCATCGCCTGGAAAGGTCCGCGCTCCCAGTATGGTGAGCATACCCAGACCGGCACAATGTGTTGTCTGAAGTGTCAGAAGCAGGGGCTCAACATGGGCCGCGACTTTACAGCCCCACGCCAGAGCCAGAAGGGTCAATGGAAGAAGCTGTATGTCATGACCAACAATGGCACGACACGTGGCCTTTTCGATTCCTGTGGGTGTAGCCCTATCCGTAAGAGGAACCCGGTCAGGACCTTCGCTGACGCCAAGCGTCACAAGCGAGGTGGCGACACCACCGGCTTGAGTCGTCGGGTGGCTGCCTGATCATACCATTCTCAGATCCAGCAGTAGAGCGTGAGTACCAACGGGAGTATCAGCGCAGGATGAAGCGAACATATGGAACATCAACCGACTAGGCGTCGGCACTTCCTGGAAAGAAGTTGGTGTCTGAAAAATGGCATGGGGTTCGAGTCCTCGGTGTTCCGCTCCGGTAAGTGAACCCAGGAGGCCTGGGGACCGTTTCGAAAACGGATCGTGTCGCTAGGCATGGGTTTCGAGTACTCCTCTTACCGCTGAACGTTCTGTAGCACCACTCTCGACCTCAAGGATGGGGAGGGCTGCCCTATACGTAGAAGTGGGTGCTACGTTGGCGGCATGGGAAACAAGTTATCGCACGACGGGGAACTGTTCAGTAGTGATGTTGCCGAGGTGATTCAGAAGGCTTTCCTTGGATTCAGCGAGACGTACATCAACGAGAGATGGGCTGGAACGGAGGAGCCGTATCCAACGGATGTTTCCTTGAGCTTCCTTCTAGAGGATGGGAGCATGCGTGATTTCGATATCACGATCACTCCGACTCGCTTCCCGGCAGCGAACGTGTTCGCTAGGCTCGTGAATGTGTTGGAGTGTTCAGATGCTGAGATCCAGTTTCTGTTGATTCTTTTGGAGAAGATGTGACGAAGATTTTAGTAAGTACAGGCTATGGTGCTGGATGGTCGACCTGGGCACCAGATGATAAGCGGAAAGAGATCGCTGAGTACCGGCCTATCATTGACTTCATTGAGTCGGGTGGCAACCCAAAGGATTTATGCCAAAGGAGTGGCCCTCACCATGATCTGATCATCCAGATGATGGTTGATTTGGGTTTGAAACACTTTCACACGGGTGGGGCTGATGATTTAGAGGTGGTAGAGGTTGACGGGCCTTATCTCATTTCTGAATACGATGGATGGGAATCAGTTATCACAGCGAGGGATTTTTGGTGAAGTTCAATCCGTCGCTACTCAAAAAGTTTCAAGAGTGCAATCTACAGTACAAGCTGGCACAAGAGCATCCTGACGTTGTAGAACTTCAATCGGCAGCAGCATCCTTTGGGACTCTCGTCCACAAGTGTATAGAGATGTACCTTCAGGGACGTTCTGTTGATGATTGTGTAGATTTCTTCAAGTTGGTGTGGGATGACCCATCAGTGATGGGTATCGCCCCCGACTATCGAAGCCTAGATTTTATGGTGGTGCCCCGTCGGCCTGCATGCACTTCGGTGCACAACGGAAAGCGCTGGCAGCGCATTCATTCTGGAACATCAAGCGGTAAGGCTTGCCGCGCTTCCCTGCTAAGGAATGCGCCCCGCAAGGGGTGGGGTTCGAGTCCTCGGTGTTCCGCTAACCGTAGATCGCCAAGGTAGACTGGCGACAGCCAGTTTGGAGCGACCGGCATTGGGGTGCCAATCCGTCTTGAAAACGGTGGCCCGTCAAGGGTTGGGGGTTCGAATCCCTCTCGCTCCGCTTAAACCCTCGTAACTCAATGGAAGAGTGTCTCGCTACGAACGAGGAAGTTGAAGGTTCGAGTCCTTCCGAGGGTGCTTTGGTATCGGGTAGTAGGAGGTGGGGAGACTGGAGCAAATACCAGTCTGAACCCTTTCAAGAACCTCAGTGAAAACTGGTTGTATCACGCTGACAGGCACAAGAAACCAGTTGGGTTAAAGGCCCAACAGGCAATCAGGACTAGCTGTGATGTAAGGGAAGGGGGAGGATTGTGATGTTCCAGTGGAACCATCTCTGAAATCCTTTACCTGCTCCCAGGATATGTGGTGTATTGGAAGCACACCCCCCTTGCATGTCAGCTTTGGTGGGGGGAGGAGGAGGTTCGAGTCCTCCCCATCTTGGGAAGTTTTGCCGGTTTAGCTCATCAGGAAGAGCAACTGCCTTGTAAGCAGTGTGGGCGGGTTCGAGTCCTGCAACCGGCTCCATGCGAACCTACAAGTTGTTTTTGGTGGCCTTGGGCCTCCTGAGCCTAGTGCATCCACTTCTGCACGGAACGCCACTTGATGGCGGCATGCTGGATGCCCTGAGCGTTTGGCTGCAAGCCTTGGTGATGCAGCTAACATTGGAGCCTTCGCTTGAAAGTTGAAGACTGACATGGTAGAGTTATCTCCGTTGCCCCCACGGGGCCACGGACGACACTTGAAAAGTTAGACGGTTGAGGAGTACCGGATAGCAGGGCAACCTGCGATACGCGGGATCCTTCCCAGGATTCTGCGGGGCCGTTAGGTCCAAATCTCCACGAACCGGACGCCAGGGACCCTTAGCGGGGATAGCATCTCTGGAATCCGGGGGAGCATGTGGCTGGCACTGCATGTGAAAAGAGAGCCTCGAAAAGCCTTGCCAGGGTGATCGGGGTGGTAAAGCGGAGTGGCAAAGCTCATCTCTCGCAAGGAGGTGTGCTCCCTGCCTGCTCAGCGCTACGCATAGGGAATTTCACATTTTGAACTGTGAAACGGAAATGCTGAGCTAACCTACAGACGTAGGGTTATATCCCAGGACGGACCCTTGAGTAAGGTTCGTTGGTAAAGGGAAGGGGGAGATTTCCGCTCCCCCTGGTATGAGGCCCCGGCCAGGGCTGATGCCAAGAAGTCTGTAGGGGCTAAGGGGATACGCACAAACCCCATAACAACCAAGGGTAGTTCCTGGATGTGTGATCAAAGCCACGAGGTCTAAGCAGGCCGGTAAAGTGTGGCGACAGGGGAGCCTGAACCTAGCTCCCCTACACTCATTTCCCCCGATGGCGGAACTGGTAGACGCGCCCGGCTTAGGACCGGGTGCCTTCGGGCGTGAGGGTTCGACTCCCTCTTGGGGGACTATTCCGCTTGTCGGAAGCTAGGGGGCGACAAGGTTTCGATTTCGGAATCTGTAGCACTTAGATTCAACCCGAGTTTCTCAGACTCGTTAAACGGGGAACCAACAAGAACCGCCAACGAGCAGTTCGCTCTAGCCGCCTGACCTAACGGTTGAGTGGCTAGAGTCAACGTGAGCCGCGAGGTCGCACGGGGCCTGTTTCCTACAGCCTGGCAACAGAAGTAGGGGAGGACAGCTGGAAAGACTGCTGACAACGGGAAAGACCGTCGACTTTCGGGAAAGTCCGGGTAGCAGCTTGCTGCGAAGCGACCAACGCTTTATCTGGAATGGTTGTACAATCGTGTGGTACACTCTGGAAGACGAGGGTTCGATTCCCTCCGCCTCCACCTTGGGGAGCGTTTGGCAACGTATGATGACGATCTACGAGGGTTCGATTCCCTTGCTCCTCCACTAATGCTTGGTTAGCTCAGACGGTTAGAGCGCTTCCTCGACACGGAAGAGGCCGCAGGTTCGATTCCTGCATCAAGCACCATGGTTGAACTTACTTCTGACTCATTTGATGAAAGCATCAAGACCCAGGACGCTGTCCTGGTTGACTTCTGGGCCGAGTGGTGCTCGCCCTGCAAGGCCATGAATCCTGTCCTGGAAGAGGCTGAGGCCACGTCTGGGACGCCCTTGTTCAAGGTAAACGCGGAGATGGAGATAGGTCTTTGCAAGAGGTTCAAGGTGCAGAAGGTTCCCTCTCTCCTGTTTCTCAAGGAAGGGCAAGAGGTCGCTCGCATTGTGGGTGCAGCCCCCCTGGGAGAAGTTTTGGATCTTCTACAGTCGTAGGTGTCGCTGGTATGGTTCACTGCGTGCTCAGGAAACAATCGCGACATCCAGAGTGTGGATGCTTGATGGCGTCAGACATTCGACCACTTGCAGCTGAAGTGGATTTTGTGGTCGAACTGGATTTTCGTTGCGTCGTCCATAGCCCCAGGTTACCTGGGATTACTGATGGGCCGTTAGTCGAAGAATCTGAATCTTCCCTCCGTAGCTCAATGGATTAGAGCGGCTGGCTTCTACCCAGCGTCCGTTGTAGGTTCGAGTCCTACCGGGGGGGCCAAGCGAGTGTGGCGGAATAGGCAGACGCGGCGGATTTAAACCCCGCTATTGAAAAATGTGTGGGTTCGAGTCCCACCACTCGCACTCATCAAAGGAGTAGAGTTGGAAGCCTTGAGGTCTAGAACACAGGAATCCATCCTGGCCAGAGGGTTCACTTTGGCAGTGTTGAACATCTTGGATGTTTTCAGCACTCACCTCGTCTTTACCTTCGGTGGATCTGAGGCCAACCCCGTTGCAGACCTGTTCATTCACTCCCCGATGCTTGCCATCTGCATCAAGATGCTGGCAGTCGGGTTGATCGTCTGGGCGGGGTACAAGCTGGATTCGGACTTCATAGGTTTCGGCCTACTCGTCATTTCTCTTGTCTACCTTTGCGTTGTCCTTCACAACTTCTCAGTAGCCATTCAACTAAGCTAACCTAGAAGCTAGACACATGCGACATAAGCATTTTTGGTGATGCACCGTCCTTCCAAGTCGGGTAAGGGAGTTCGACTCTCCCATGTCGCTCCAGCTGGGAATAAGCCCAGTCCTCACGGTTTTCTGGTCGTTGACCGTGGGGCCACCTAAGCCAAGTGGCAAAACTGGCTCAACTTGTGCCAGTGGCAGAGATGGCTCAATGCGCTTGGTTGCAACCCAAGATATGCCCGTTCGAGTCGGGCCTGGCACTCTATGCGATTCCAAGATGATACAGAAGAAAAGCCTGGGAAGCCCAGGGTTTACTTCATTCGAATGCAGTCTCTTTCTAACACCAAGAAGGGGTGGGTTGTGTCCAACACGGTGGAACAGTACCGTGACGGATACGACGAGTTCATTGAACGTCACCCGGAAATGGCTGAAGCGTGAAGGTCCTGAGGGTGGTCAAGTATCCGAATCGGATACTGAGCGAGAAGTCCAGTCCAGTAGATGTTGAGGCTGTCGATGTAGAAAAGCTTGCCTTTGACCTTCGGTTTGCCTGTCTCGTCCTCGGTGGCGTTGCTGTGGCCGCTCCACAGGTTGGGATGCCCATTAGGGCCTTCTATCTTCACGATTCCGGGGAGTCCTTTCTTGCCTTGAATCCCGAGATCCTTTATTCTGCCAACTCGACTGTTAGGGCGGGGGAGGGATGTCTTTCTGTTCCAGGCAAGGAGTTCTCAGTGGAGAGGTCTACGGAGATAGCGTGGACCTATACTGACGTTGAAGGCGTTAGACACCAGGAGGGGGCCACGGGCTGGAAGGCAAGGATCATCCAGCACGAGATGGATCACCTGCGCGGGATCTGCTTGCCCGATCTTGTGCTAGACTCCAAGAATGGAGTCCAAGAGCTGTAGGAAGTGTGGGGAGACGAAGCCCCGTTCAGAGTTCCACCGCAGGGCGGCATCCAAGGATGGGCTTCAGTTCTACTGTAAGGCGTGCAAGAGAATCCCTGGCCTGTCGCCTCACAGAGTGACACGACCACCCTTTAAGCCCTCGCTGGCGCAGCAGCTCGACATTTGCGATGCCTACGAGGCTGGCGAAACCCTAGCTTCAATCGGTGAGCGCCTAGACGCCAACCCGAAGTCAATTTGGTACGTCCTGGAGAATCATGGCGTCCAGCGACGACGAGGCGGATACGAGGCGGGCAAGTACCAAGGTGAAAAGAGCTGGAACTGGAAGGGTGGCACCCATAAGACCAGTCAAGGGTACATCCGACGCAGGTTGATTCCGGACGACCCATTCATCGACATGGCAACAGGGCCTCACAACTTGGTATTCGAGCACCGCTACGTGATGGCCCGCCACCTTGGTCGGTGCCTTTTGCCTGAAGAAGACGTCCATCACAAGAATGGACTTCGAGATGACAATCGACTTGAGAATCTGGAGCTGTGGTGCACGTCGCACCAGCGGGGCCAGCGGGTCGAAGATCTGGTTGAGTGGGCGCAAGCCATTCTCGACCGCTATGCCTCCGTTCCACGTGTTGGCTAGTTGAAGAAGCAGGTGTTACCTTACAGGCATGATGAACCTCAAGAAGTCATTCACTGTAATCCTTTCCGTCACTCTCCTTCTGCTTGCAGCCTCTTGTGCTGACGAGGCTGAGCGAACCTCCGAGGACAGGGGGACAAGGACGGAAGTTTTGGAGCCAGAGACTTCCGTTTCTGATGCTGATATCGCCAGGGTGGCCTTTGATATCACCTGGGATGAGCTGAGCATTGATGAGCAGGTCGCTGTTTGCTCGACCTTCAACAGCTATCCCGAACTGACGTCGAGGGAGCTGAGCAAGGCCGTTGACTACAGCATTTCTTCGGACGAGGCTTACACCATGCTCAATGGCAAGTGCTTCTGACTCCCATAGCGTCCAGTCGTTCGACTCAGCCCACCCAGTTTCGGGTGGGCTGAGTCGCATACTTTTAGTATGCGAGTTCGGAACAGATGCAAGGGTTCGCTCATTTCTTGGGTCCTTATCCTGGGTGCCCTTTTCGTCTTCGTAAGCCAAAGCCTTCTGTTGTTTTGGGAGATCCGCAGCGAGACTTTCAATCCTTTGGGGAAATACACGAACGGAGAGATCCACAATGCCGTGGGGGTCTCTGGTTTCCCTGAAGTGAATGCGGACGAGGATGTCAGAATGTCCTGGACGCGTTGTCTGAATTCAGATGAGCCTGTCCAGGTTTTGATTAACGCCCACTGGGGGACCGTCACTCCTCGCGGCACGAATATTGTGACGGCCCTGGATTCTCCCTTGACGAGGGAACCCGGATGCCACGACTTGTCTTATTCCCTTGACGTGCCAGACGAGGTGGTTGAGAGAACCAAGGAGCTGGAGAAGGAAACGGGGCGGACTGTGGTTTGGCAGATCAAGGGTTCGGACACTCCCATTGATGGTAGTGGGAACAGGGGAGCCATCAAGTATTGGGAGATTGAGCCCTTGGTTGTGAATGTTTCCCCGTGACCTAGTGGTATCCTTGACTCATGGATGATGATGAACTTTGCGGATGCGACCTGGATTTCTGTGATCCTTCTCAGATTTCCTCCGACGATGACTTGACAGCCTTGGTCCTGTTTGCTGATGTCAACTTCCTAGACCCTGAAGCCGTTCAGGCCAGGGTAGCTGAATATGAAGCCCTGAGCGCTGTAGGGGCACTCTGATGGGGTGGGACCAGAGCATAGCCAGCAAGCTGAGAGCAGCTGGCCTCAACGTCGTAGAAGTGGCTGGGTGGCAGACCAGAGGTTCAGCTTCCTTCAACCCTAGAGGGTTTGTCAGGCACCATACTGCTGGACCTGCCGCAGGAAATGCCCCTTCTTTGAACATCTGCATCTATGGCCGCTCCGGGCTTCCAGGGCCGCTCTGTAACGTTTTCCAGGCCAGAGACAACACCATCTATGTTGTAGCAGCGGGGCGGGCGAACCACGCAGGAGCGGGCTCCTGGAGGGGTCTCAGCGGGAACTCCAGTGTCTACGGCATTGAGGTGGAAAACACCGGGACCGGAAGTGAACCCTGGCGAGAGGATCAACTTGAAACAACCGCTAGAGTTTGCGCCGCGTTGATGCCTAACATTGAGATGAACTGCGAACATAAGGAGTGGGCACCTAGAAGGAAGCCTGATCGTTTCGCTGTCGATGGCAACGTTGAGCGGGAGCGCATGAAGAAGTACCTTGGGGGCGGTGGACCAGTGGCCCCCCCTGTGGACCTTGTAGCTATTGCCAATGCCATCAAGGAAGCACGTACCCACACCCTAAGGGAGGGCGACAAGGGCGATGCAGTGAAGTGGCTGCAAGCCGGAATCAACAATCTTTCTGGCAGGGGGCTCGTTGTGGACGGTGATTTCGGTCCCGCTACAGCTCAAGCCGTGAGAGATCTTCAAAAGTTCGTTGGACTACCTGTCACCGGGGTGGCCGATAGTGCTGTCTGGAGCCTCCTCTACGACAAGCAGACCCCAGCCCCCCCAGCAGACCCCCAAGCTGGCTTCAAAGCTCTTCTAGAGAGTCTAGCGGCCTCCGCTAGAGGCAAGCAGACTCTGCGACGTGGCGACCGTGGTCCTGCTGTTGCTGATTTGCAGCAACATTTGACCGATAACGGGTTCAGGACAGGGGTTGATGGGGTTTTCGGTAGGGGGACTGAAGCAACCCTCAAGAACTACCAGAGGTCCAGGAATCTGGGGGCGGATGGGGTGGCCGGGTACAACACTTGGCTCGCCCTTTTGGCTGACGCCCTCAAGAGATCCGCTAGATAGTTACAGTTTCGTTTCAAAACGAAGACAGAGCTGTTACAATACTCTTCATGAGTATCAAAACAGCCATTTTGACGTTGTTCATCTTCCTAACTGTCGCACTTGGGTCGGCCTGCACGCCTCACGAGGTCCAGCTTTTCCAAACGCTAGCGCCCCACCAGCAAGATGCGGTGGTGACGCACATCCAGTCGCGTCCAGGCTCAAGCCGGGATTGCTATGAGGCCATTGACAGGCACTGGCCTGCTGCCTCTCGTTCTTGGGCTAGGGGGATCGTCTGGCGCGAGTCGCGCAACAGCCCCAGTGCCGCCAACAAGGGAAGCTCGGCACGCGGCTGCTGGCAGCTTCTACTGGGGACACATTCAGGGAGGTTCCATAAGCTGGGATTCAGCCCCACCCAGTGGGCTAATCCCGACGTGAACACTTTAGTTGCCCTTGACCTCTACCGGGAGGCTGGCACTAGTCCGTGGAATCTCTAACTACTTCCTGTAGATTCTGAAGGTAAGCTAGTCTCATGAGACTAGGGCTCGATCTGGACGGATGCATCTACAACTTCGTGGACGATTTTCTTGGGGTCCTTCGATCAGAGTCCTACTTTGAGGCGAAGGATGTAGATGATCCTGGAAACGGGTGGGACCCCCCAGTCTATGGGTTCTTCAGAGAGTTGAAGATGAAGCCTGAGGAGTTTGGGAGGTGGCTCAACTTCGGAATCAGCAAACGTCAGCTTTACCGCAATGGCCAACCTTACCCTGAGGCTATTGAAGTCATCCGAGGCCTTCGCCTGAAGGGTCACACCATCCACATCATCACCCACCGTACCTTTGAGGGCAGGGGTGTGCATAACACGATGGACTGGCTCCAGAAGTCTGGCCTAGAGTTCGATTCCATAACCTTTTCCGAAGACAAGACTCTCGTGGGGGTCGACCTTCTTCTCGATGACTACGAGAAGAACTGGAAAGCTGCCCAGGATCAAGGAATAGAGTGCGTCTTGATGTCCCACTCATACAACGAGCATGTCACTGCGGCCACGCGTGTTGACGGGTGGGTTCAGTTTGGCCAAATCGTAGAATTGGTGTACGATCTATTCTGAACGGGGTTCCGTAGTTCAATGGGAGAACACTGGTTTCATAAGCCAGGCACGAAGGTTCGATTCCTTCCGGAACCACTCCAAGTCTTGTAGATTGAAGGTCTACCCTTGATGTTGATGGATATCAACAACTACAAGTCTTGTTCTCGGTGCGGAGAGTTTCTCCCTCGCACTGGAGAATTCTTCCACTTCCAGAAGGACAGTCATGATGGGCTGAAGGGGGAGTGTAGGCTTTGCGCCAATGAGCGCAGGCGGTCCCACACGTATAAGCACAAGAAGGCTTCAGTGTCTGAGCCTTCAAAGCCCCTGAGGTCCGGAAGGGTAGCTGCTCTCCCGGCAGACCCCAAGAAGTGCACCCTGTGTGGAATCGAGAAGCCTGACGACGCCAAACACTACCAGAAAACTGGACGCAGGATAAGTCGAATTTGCTTGGATTGCTTGACTGAAGGAAAGAACAGCTCTCCCGCCCCAAAGGAGCCCGAGAAGAAGAAGGAGCCCGGAGGCAGAAGTCAAGCAGAGAGGGAAGCTCAATACTCGGCCCAAAGGGCGAGGTACATCAAGACGATAGGACCCGTGCCCTTGTGTGAGTGTGGCTGCGGCCAAGAGGTTAGAGTCCACACCGGGCTGAGGGTCTCCAGTACCCTTAAGGGGCACCGCAAGCCCGTTCCTGATCCAGGCATGATCTTCAGAAAGGATTTCGTTGAGGTTGTCCATAACTTGCGTTCTCACCTAGGGTTGACGTGGGGGCAGATGGCGGAGATCATGGGAATTAGCGACAACCGCTTCTCCTCTCTGGTGTTCCAATACAAGGATCATTCCCAGTCAAGCGAGGAGATGATTCTTGACTTACTTCGACCCTTCTTGTTCCTAGAGGGCCTGAGTGGGGCAACCTTCCCCCCAAAGAGCACAGGAGCCAATGCGGGGGATGGACATTGGACAAGACACAAGGGGGATGAGTATGTGGAGCTAGCTCCACTACGCCAAAGAATCTTCGACCTGAAGGAAGAACTGGACACCTCTTGGCCGAAGCTTGCCAAGTTCATGAACATGGATAGAAGGATCCTGCAAGATTTCTTCGATGAGCGGAAGAAGATGGTTTCCATTGAGCGATACAACTTCTTCACTAAGCAAATTGGGCTCATCCAGTCCCTTTCCACTGAACGAAAGAGAGAGCTGTTCTCCTCGGAATTCAACAAGCCGAGCACCTTGGACAACATTCCCCGAGAAGATTTCATTCGGTTTGTCGAAACGTTCAAACGCAACTTCTCAATCGGGACGACCAAGGAGGTGGCTGACATCATGGGTATCAATGATGCCACGCTCAGGGGACATTTGACCCGTCGTGGGTCGACAATCAGGAAGTCCTCCTACGACAAGATGATAACCCCTCTAAAGGAATGGGCCGCTCGTAAGGAGCTACACCGAAACAAGGCTTACAGCGAGATCGACGTTCTCTACGGGGTCTCGGATGTTGCAGAGAGAAGAAGGCAGAGGATTCAGGAGAGGGAGTATGCCAGCTAGCAAGTTTGTTGAAGCGCGCAGGGTCCAGATGCTTGAGTCCGGAGAGCTACCTCTTTGTGCCTGCGGGTGTCTGGAGTTTGTGAACCTCAAGAGCGACTACAGACCGGCCAAGTTCATTCGCGGGCACAGGGTAAGTAGATGGGATGACCTTGACACGATCGACATTCAGACCTTCAGGAGGGCTTTGTTTGAGCTTAAATCCAAGAAGGGTTGGAGTCTCGCTACCTTGGCAGACAGAGGGGGGCTTTCCTTGGACCACCTGTCCTCGCTGCTCTACGATAAGAGGAAGCGTCGGGTAACGAAGGATCTGGCAGAGAATTTCCTACGTCGTTGCGTTGGACTTCCGGCTGCCCCTTCCCCCCGAGACAGGAAGGC